TTCGATTCGATTGAATTCTGAAAAGAAATTATAAGAGAGAGATATGAATGGACTGCAGGTTGGACGATAAGTCTGACTTGCAGTTTTTTTGTGTCTATAGGAGAGGGGAAAATGGCAATAGCCTAAAGTGTTTGGCTCATCAGTTTTAGGTATTGTCTAAAACCCCCATTATTAGGTATTGCAAGAATAAGAAAAAAGCCGTATCTTTGCACCCGTAAACAAGAATAGATTAATCGTAGGAGTACGGTAATTGTTTGAAACTATTAGTTTGTTTGAAATATAACTTTTAGATAGAATATATTAATAAAACGAATCTTGTTCGCTAATAGAAATAATTCATAATGTTTTTGTATTAAAGGAAAAAGCTTATCCGAGAGGATAGGCTTTTCTATTGTTATATAGATAGTTAAGCGTGTTTTGGTGCTGGTGCTGAAATTTTCTAGCACCAAAATAGCACCAATTTTTTTGCTAGCACCAAAAAGAAAAATAACAAATTGTTGTTCAGAAGTTTAGCCTAGCTTTTACTCACCATTATTTTTATAGTCTTTTAACAAATAACCAAATGTATAATACGTGTATTTCAAATGTATAATAAAGTGTAGTTTTGCTCGTTTTTCACAAAACTTCACATTTGGTTGTTCAAAAAAAAGTTTCTATCTTTGCACCAGTCAAACGTAGCGGAATGACAAATGAAAGAAGACCTCCTTTCCGGCGAAAGCCGACGAGATATGGAATCCTTGAGTTCTAGACCGCTACCTAGGCTTGGGGATTCTCCTTTTTTTTATCCCTGAGTTTTTTGGCAAGACATACGAGGTTCAATCCGTGCAGTCCTCTTCGGGGTTATCGACCGATATATAAAACTGCTCAGTCTAGTAGAATATATCCATTTAGGTAAACCCTGCGCTGTTCGATCCATTAACAACAGGTGCCCATCTGTCGCAAGACACTACCCCTATATGGATGAATCAAACAAAGTGGGTAACTTTGTTCTATGTAGGCTTTGGTAGGGAATAATTTACTGCTTATAGTAGTTGATAATTAAATAAAAATTTTCCTTGCTGCCGCCCTCTCCCTTAGGGGATGGGTAAAGAATGGATAGTATATATTGTTGAACTAGTAAAATTTTGGCTTATGGAACTTGATATGTTGATTAGAAGTGCCCTGAGTGATGCCAAGTGGTTAATTGCTAAGGGCGGCACGGATAGAGCAGAAGTCTTGAATCGTGTGATGGGTAAGATTGATAATGTCCTGAAGGAACTGGATGGGGCTGACCTCATTGACCTCAACAAGGTATGGCATCAGGCGAAGGATGTTATGCCGCCAAGCTTATATGGCGGTAATCATGCTGACTTTCTGTGTGTGCATCAGTTCAAACCATCTTCCCATCCTCACCTTACTCACGAAGAGAACTGCCCTGAGTTTGAGGAGTATCTTAAAGCGAGTCCGAACGACTGGTGGTGTAGAACTGGTGATTTGTTGAAGAAGGAACATCGTGAACTTTATTGGAGATAGATATGGAAATAGAAGTATGGAAGCCTATCGAAGGTTATGAGGATAGATACGAAATATCCAATTTGGGTAGAGTAAAATCCTTGGAACGTAGAATTAGAATTGCAAACGGTCGTTATCGAGTAAAGAAACAGAACATACTGAAGGAAAATCGTGCCCTTCCATATACTATGGTTCGTTTAAGCGAGAAACCTTTTTATGTTTACAGATTGGTCGCTAATGCTTTTTGTGATAATCCGTGTGGGTATAATGAGGTAAACCACAAAAATGAAAACACCAGAGATAACAGAGCTGAGAATCTAGAATGGTGTGACCATAAATATAATTGTAATTATGGTACAAGAAATATTCGACAAGCTGCTAAATTAATAAATGGTAAATGGGCAAAATCGGTTGTTCAGTTAACATTGTCTGGCGAATATGTTGCAACCTTTCCGTCAGTAGCAGAGGTTCATAGACAGTTAGGGTTTAGTAAAGCACCAATAACATGCTGTTGTAGGCATTATAAATATTACACATCTTCTCATGGTTATATGTGGATGTTTGAATCAGAATATAAAAACAGAAAATATGGTAAGTAGGTCTGCTAAATATTATCAAGAGCATCCTTTAGCAAGAAAAAGAAAAGCCATGTACGATAGCAAATTTGAGAGTTCTCCATCTCAAAAAAAGAAAAGAAGGGAACTTGCAAAATTCAACGCTGCTCACGACAAGAAGTATGGATCAGCATCCCGAAGGGGTATGGATGCCAGTCACACGAAATCGGGAATCAGGTATAAACCTTCATCGGTGAATCGTGGTTCCAAGACGGATACGGCTGGAGATAGAAGAGCTAGGGGCGGTCGCTGATAGTGATTGCCGGAACATACGGAAAGAATAAGAGGGAGTGCTCACGCATTCCCTCTTCCGTTATCAACAATCTATTAACCTTAAACAAAAACCTTTAGCCTATGAATTTTAATTTCTAATCACTAAAATCAATGAACAAAATATTTTTAAGAACCCATTAACCTTCCTCCTCAGACATCTGCTTCAACTTCTCTGTAAGCGCATTTGCAATCTCACGCTTATCTTCGAGAGTGACGGTCTGCAGCTTCGGACAATTAAACTCCAGCATCTTGATGAAGGTGCTGACCTTATCCTTCGGCTCGCATTTGTACCATGCAGCCATAAAATCATCCCAAGCATCTCTTGTGAAGTCGGCACACAGCTCACGAAACTCCTTCTTGATAGGAGACTCGTAACCTTTCTGCTTTCCGCCGGATTTCGCCCGACCTTTCTCGAACTGACCTTTAGAATTTCTGTCTGTTGCCATATCCTTCACTAAATGTACTGCAAAGGTACACACAATCCTGCACATAGAAATCTTATCTATTAACTTTTTGCTGCTAAGTTAATGGATAAGATGCTTATATAATAAGGTATAGTTATCTTTGCTGCAGTTTAAACGTTTAAAATAAATTTTTATGTTAGGATCATTAATCGGTGCAGGACTCGGTGTTGCGAGTAGTATCTTTGGTGGCATTTCAGCCCGAAAAGCAAGACGAAAGCAGGAGCGGATGCTTGCACAGCAGGAACAGGAAAATCAGGCATGGTATGATAGGAAGTACAATGAAGACCCTACCAAACGTGCCGATACCGTAAGATTGCTCACTCAGATGCAGGAGCAGATCAAGAACAGAAACAAGGCTGCTAGGGGCAGACAAGCGGTGATGGGTGGTACGGAAGACTCCACCACAGCATTGAAGGAAGCGAACAATAAGACTCTTGCCGACACGACCTCCCAGATTGTGGCTGCAAATGAGTCTCGCAAGGATGACATCGAAAGTCAGTATCAGGCGAGAAAGAATGCTATTCAAAATAAGAGGATGGGGCTGGAAGCTGAGAAGGCTGCTGGTACTGCTAGCGTGGCTGCTGGTGTTGCCGGAACTGCTGCCAATATCGCTGCTACCATTGATGGTGGATTGGGCAATAGCAAGGTTGCCAGACCTAGCGTTTCATCGCCTACACAAGCTGATATGGATAAGCTCGATGCCAAGGTTGGTGCGGCTTCTACCCAGCAGCAAGTGGCGAGTGATTTGAACGATATGATAGGTGATAATGCACCTAAAAAGGTAAACGTATAGCTTATGGGATTGGCAGATTATTTACGAACGAACAATGGCTTGAAGACTACACAGAGTGTACTCAACAAGCAGCAGAGTGGTGTGGATGCTGTTCATAAGGCTTCTCCTGAACAGATCAATATGAACACCGCACAAGCTATGCTTCATGGTAAGGAGGAACAGCTTACTCCTCCCAAGGATTCCCATGAGCAAGCGGTGAGAATGAACCAGCAGACTGCCGAGGGTATGCTGAACGGCTCTATCCCTATCGTGAAGAAGGAAGAGCCGAAGCAGGAACCTAAGCAGGAGCCGGAAAAGAAGCAGTTGACCTATGCAGAAATGTATAAGATGCTGAATCCTGCTGATAGTGAATCTCCTGAGCAGAGAGCACAGAGAGAGAAGAACGAGAAGCGGAAGGCTCGTATCGCTGCCTTTGGGGATGGTCTTCGGGCACTCGCTGACATCTACTTCGCCAGCAAGGGAGCCAAGGTGGTACACAATCCTGAGTCGGATATGACTGCTGCCATCAACAAGCGAAAGGCTTATATGGATGCTCAGCGTGAGAAGAATCGGGCGGCTTGGCTGACTGGCTACCAGAGGGCATTGGCTCTTGATGAGGAAGCGAGAAAGAATGACCTGACTCTTGCCGAGCAGATGAGGTATCATGATATGCAGAACGACATCAACAAGGTGAAGAATGACCAAGGACAGCAGAGAATTGACCAAGGTAACAGAAGACTTGACCTAAGTGAGATAAAGATTAATTCCGATGCAGACTACAAGAACTTCATGAAGGTGTTGAAGACAAAGTTGGCTGATGGTCAGTTGAAACATTGGCAAGCAGTGGATGCTGCTGCAACACTGAGAGCAAGGAGAGCAGGAAGAAGTACACCAAATAAAGAAGATTATGATGCTGCTTTATTGGATATTAGTGACAGAGACCCAGTTGGCTTAGCTGGTGCTTACGAATCGGTCGGCAGGGCTGGTCAAAAGGGTACTCCAAAGAGAGTTGTTACAGCATACCGCAAGAATAAAGCAAAGACTTCATCTAAAGGTGGCGGAAAGAAAGGTAATTGGGCAAGTGGTCTAAAATTTTAAATAGAAAAAATATGATAGACATTACAAGATTAAAGCAAGTATATGCTACCTTGCAGCAAGGTGGATATAACCAAGACTTTGATACATTTAGGAAAGGTTTTGCTGGAAATGAGAACTATGCAAACAGAAAGAAAGTTTATGATTTGCTTTCTGCCAATGGTGCTCAAATCGGTAAGACCTATGAGGAGTTTATGCAGAATATGCAGAAACCAAAGTCTATGGGCAATCCTACCGTTAACAAGTATCGTCAGCAGATGTTTAAATCTGTTGACCCAACAAAGAATAAGGCATCCGAGTTGACTCGAAAGGCAGTAAAGACTGCACACAAGGCTATGGATAATGTCCGTAAGCCAGTCCGTGGTGCTGTTGTCAACAAGCAAGGCAAAAAGGTGAAAGAGTTTGATATAACTCCAGCCAAGACCATTGATGATTTGAATCGTGAATATGCTCAGGAAGTTACCAGCGATTGGGAAAAAGAACGGCAGAGACAATCGTTGTATAATACAACTCGTTCCCTTGATGAGGTGCAAAGAAAGATAGCAGAGCGTGACGCACAGCTGGATGAAGCTGATAACGGATTCTGGACAGGTATTCGTCATGCTGCACAAGGAATGAATGTTACTGGTGGTATTTTCCAGCAGTACGATGATGATATGCGAAAGGAGCTTATTGACCCTAAGTATAAGCAGTACTTAGTGGAAGCAAACTATCTTACTCAGATGAAGAAACAACTTATCCAAGAGGAAGAGGATGCAGCTGCTCCGAATGTCACAAAGTGGGATAAATTCAAGCATGCTTCTTCAAGTTTCACTAGTGGTATGTTAGATGAAGCTTTTGGTTCAGACGCTTTTGATTTTGGTGGCTACAACAAAATGAGGGAGTCAGACGTGCTTTTACGTATCAATGACCGCATCAATCGTGGTGTTGCAACCGATGATGATAGAAGACTCTTGCAAATATTGAAAGATAAGGAAGAGGTAGAAAGTAGATTGGATAATGATGCTTACTCTTTTGGTAAAGGTGCGTCCCAGTCCGCTGGCTTTGTCACAGACTTTCTGATAACTGGCGGTGGAGACTTTGGTGGGCTTGGTCGCTTGGGCGGCAAGATGGCTCTTGGTCTTGCAAGAAAGACATTCGCCAAGACTATGACTAAGGACTTAGGAAAGCGTTTTGCAGCATGGTCATTGAAAAATCTAGGTAAAACACTTGGAGAGGCAACTGGTGCGGCAATGACAGCAACGTCCGTACAGGTGGGTAAAACTGCTGCTAATGCTACACAGCGTTATCTCGGTCTTGATAGTGATGATGGTGGATTGGAGTATGATAAGGAGGGTAACTTGAGGTTCAAAGGTGGAACAGATGTTGGTACTGCTATCGCCAAGGCTGTTGCATCTGGAACTATCGAGAATTATACAGAGTTGCTTGGACCTCATATTACATCTATGGGCAAGCGATTGTTCGGATGGGCTGGTGTTGGGTTGGAGAAGATAACTCCTGATGCTTTGAGTAGGTTCTTCGATAAGGTCGGTTCTTCCGAATTATTCAAGAGGATCGGAACTTTTACAGATGAAATCGCAAACTCTAAGGTTCTGAATGCAGGAAAGAAATCATTGGCAAAGGTCGGTGTTAACGATATGCCAGAGGAAGGATTGGAGGAAGAAGCTGGTATCATCCTCAACTCTCTCATAACTGGTGATAACAAGTTTTCTGACCTTTGGGATAAGGAAACCCAATACAATACTTGGGGTGGTGTGATGTCTATGATGGGTGCAATGAGAGCCATTCCTATAGCTAGATCAGCGGTAGGTACTGCTTATAGTGCATCTAAAAATAAAGTTGAGTACTTTAAATGTAAGCATGACCTAACTAAGGCAGAAACCTTGGCTAGACAAGCATTAGGCAATAAGTGGACTCCCATCAAAGAACTTATAGATAATGCCGACAACAAGCATATAATTGAAGTTGGTGTTAATATCATCCGTCAAAGCGACAAATATAGTCAGGAACAAGCGAAGGCTGCTCAAATGTATATTGGTCAGCTTCTTAAAATGCGTGGTTTCAATAATGCAACAATGGCATCCATTCGTGACAAGAATGCTAAGGGTGAAGAGCTGACGGATGCCGACAAGAAAGATATTGAGGTAAGCAATGCCTATGCAGAGGGACATGAGGCAGAAGGGGAGTTAAGACACCTGATACAGCTAGAGTATGAAAAGAGAACAGCTAACTTGGCTAAACGTCTAGGTCTTACTCCTGAAAAAATAGAAGCGATGAACGTTGATTCATTTTCTTCTTATATCGGTTTGAATAGTGATGCAGACTTTGACATCTTCCAGTATACGAAAGCTAAGGCTGCTTATGATGGTGTCATGGACAATGCACAGAACTTGGTAGATATAGCAGGAGAAGTCGCAGCACATCGTGTAGATAACATGACAAATGTTTATGATGGCACAATAATGAAAGCGTTTAAGAAGGGTACGGAAAGTAATCCTGACTCTCCCGTATATATCATAAGTGGTAACATCGAATTGAATGATGATGGCTCGATAAACTATACTGATTCCGACAAGATGATAGTTGTTTACGATGAGGAGACAGGACAGCGTGAAGCTATAGGTAATTTCATGCTTGCATCCGTTGACCCTAACATGCAGAATGCCGAGGAGGTGAAGGCACAAGCTATTCAAGAGGCAAAGCAGAAGATTATCACCGAGCAGTCAAATGTGATAGATGGTATCTTGGCAGAAGGATCTGAGTTCACAATGGAGAGCAATGATGGCAGCAGTCATAACTATAAGATTGTCCAAGTAGATGAGCAAGGTAACTGCATCGTTTCTGTTGATGGAACTGTTTTGCCTGAACCTTTATCTCTTGATGCTATTCAGCGGCAGTATGATCAGTCTAATATAGCTCGTAGCGTCAAGAATGACCAGACTGCACAAGAATCAGAACAGACTACACAAGAACCTGAACAGATTCAGCAGGAGTATCAGCCTATTGAAGACAAGTTTGATTATGCCAAGATAACAAATGTGAATGATGGAAAGGTCAAAAGTGTTGTGGTTACTGACGAAGAAGGAAATAATCGCTTTCCTAATGCCAAGGCTGTGTTCCTGATTCAAGACAAAGGAGCCATGCCTAAATTTGTCGTAATGGATGAGGAAGGCAATCTTACATCGTATGTAGGCAAGAGAGGTGACAAGATTCGTCTGATGGGTGAAAAGACTGTAGGCGAATACAAAAAGCAACGTCAGGAAGAACTTCAAATGATTGCAGCAGAGAATGCCAATTCCTCAATGATAGAGGATAATAGTGGTACAATAGAGGGTAATAGAGGTGAAATAGAGGTTGAAGATAACACTCAGCCTTTATCGGAAGCTGATGCTGACAATGTAATCGCCCAGATGGAATCTAGTGCAGAGGTCGCTCCTGAATTGGAACTTACACCAGACAACTGGGTGGTAGAGTTTGGTGAAGATGGAATCGTATCTACTCCTATCGGTGATGTGAAGATGGGAGAGAATCAGGTGGCTAAGTTGTTTGAGAAAGGTCGTTCCAAGGAGTTTGGTATGATTAAGCCAACGCTTACAAATCCTGATGTGATAATCGAAGTTCCTTCTCATTCTGCTGATGGCAATGAGGAACGTTCATCATCTTATCTGTTCATCAAGACTTTCTTGGGTAAGAATGGAGAGAAAGTGTACTATTTCAAGTCTGTAACCATCAAGAAGGATGGTCTTGAAATCAGCATTAGCAGTCACTATGACAGAGCAAAGAGAGTAAAGGAGGCATTAATGAAAGGGAAGTTGCTATATCGTAAGAACGATGGCGCACAGACCGAGCAGAACCAGCCTTCTGCTTCTGTGACAACTTCCCAAGAGGATGCTGCTGGCTCTTCTGAAAACAAAGATACAAATATTTCTGCAAACGGCAATGAAAATAATGAAAGTTTAACATTTGAGGATGGTACTCCTATCCCTGTTGATGCGAATGGAGAGACTGACCTAAGCCAGACTGATGCTGCTCATGCTGCTGAGTGGTATGACAATAACCTCGGTGAGGATGCAGACGATTGGCTGGATGGAGAAATCAAGAAGGCTAAGAAAGTATTGGAGCAAGCAAAGAATAAGAAGTTGACTGGTACTAAACCTTCTGAGTTGGTTGCAAGCAAGAAGGAGAAGGAAGCTGCCATTGCTGATGCCCAAGCGCATTATGACTCTGCAATCTCTATCCGTGATTCGTTGAAGGAAAGAAGAATTGCCAAGGAAGAGAATACTGCAGATGGCAGAAAGAATCTCATTGAAAAGGCAAGAAGAAAGTTCTCTCGATTGAAGAGTGCGGTGAAAGATGATGCAGAGGCAGTATCTCAGCTATACAAAGATGTTGTCGGCTCTCTCCTGCATCGTCTGTATGATGGCACTGGCATTGATGTGACTGATACCATTCCGCTCACTGCTGAGGAATATGTGGCTAGCAATCTCGGTGCTCACTCTCTCAACTATGAGGGAACAGAGACAAGCAAGGGTGTAAAGCAGGAAACTGGATTGAGCAGGGAAGACTTTGCCAAGACTCAGCTCCTCGCTGCTGATGGCAAGGGAACTACAATTGACAACCTTGTGCATAGTCTGTGGGAGAATCGTCCATCCAACCTTGAATCTCTCGATACTCAGGATATTCGCAATGCCCTTATTAGTGTGCTCAATAGCGGTTTCAAGGCTTCGGAAGCTAGAAACTATATTGAGAATCTCCGTATCGCTCAGGCTGAGAACATTCTTGAAGAGCAGAAGAAGGCGGCTGCCAACGCTGCATTCGCTGAGGAGAATAAGGATGAATCAGAACAACAGACAGAAACGGCTCCTGAATCTGAGGAGAAGACAGAGGAAGAGCAAACCGATGAGAAACCAGAGGAGAATGCGGCTGATATTGAGAACATAAATGAGCAGACAAATGAGAATATAAATGCTCCTGAGCAGAATAAGTTCCCTGATAAATTAAAGGAGGGGAGTGAGACTGTTGAGGTTCCTGAGGATGCTACTGATGAGAATCCTTTGGGTGAACAGCGTACAGATTCACATTTCTCTGCAAGAAAAAATGGCAAGCAGCAAACAGAAGCAGAGCGTGCTGCTGACGTTGAGAAAAACAAGGTGGATGATATTGGTCTTGTTGATGCAGTTATCGGCGAAAAGATTAGAAAATCTTTTGAACGTATCGCCAAGATGATGGGTGCTAAGATTCAGTATCAACGTACAGACAAGTTGGGTAACGGATGGATTCAGGAAACCAAGGATGCCGATGGCAACGTGCATCGTACAATCTTCATCACTCTTGACTCTTCCATCACGGAAGGTGCTCAGTTTATCTTCGGTCACGAAATGACCCACCAAATCAAGAGACTGAACCCTGCTGCATACAATGAGTTGACTCAGCTTGTGCTTGATACCTATGGCTCTGATGCCTTCGACAAGGCGATAGACGAGACTATGAAGCGATATTCCGATGCCGGATTCTCTGGACGTGCTAGAGATTACTATGCCGAGGAGGTGGTTGCTGATGCGGTAGGCGAAATGATTCGTGACCTCAACTTGGCTCACACTCTCGCTATGAAGATGTCTCATCCTCTGCTCGCTGCTATCCATGAGATATTACAGAAGATTAAGTTGGCATTCTTTGGCACTGAGTATAGCGATGTAACCAAGAACATCATCCGCTCTATCGAACAAGCCTATGTGAAGACAGCCAAGGGCGAGATAACGAACTCCGAGACTGGTGAAGATGTTTCCTTCTCTCTCCGTCAGAAGCCTGAACCTAAGAAGAAGGGTATCGGTTACAAGGTGTTCGTGCTAAAGGATGGTAAACTCTATCCGCCAATGGTAGCGAACCCTGATGGTGCTGCTACTCCAGTTGGTGTATGGCTCGATGCTGATGCGGCTCCTATTGCAGGAGAAAGCAAGACTGGCAGACCTCAGGTAAAGCAGGGCGGCAAGGGAACACAAGGTGGTAGCGGTAAGTTAGCCTATAGACCGGGCTGGCACTTGGGTGTCGTGCCTTATGCTATCCAGTTCAACCGCAAGGATGCTGAGGGCAACAAGACTCTCTTCCCAAAGAATTTCGTCTTTGCTGAGGTGGAGTATGCTGCTGATGTAGATTATCAGGAGGAAGCTCGCCAAGAGGGTATCAATCCATCCGGCAAGTATCAGCATTCTCTCGCTGGCTTGAAACATCTGCCTACTGATGGCTATTATATGTATCGTACCAACCCGAACCCTGAGACTGATCCTTGGGTGATTACTGGTGCGATGAAGGTGAACCGTATCTTGACTAGAGCAGAGCAAGCGGAACTTGTGAAGAATGCTGGTCGTGAACCTCAGCAGATTCAGGAGGGCGATATTGTTACTGATGATGTTGTGAACAGCATCAATCAGGAGATAGCTGATGCTCCTAAGTTCTCGTTAAAGGTATATCATGGTAGCGGTGCTGACTTCACAGAGTTTGACTTCGACCACATGGGCGAGGGTGCTGGCTCCCAAGCATTCGGTTGGGGTGGATATGTTACATCTTCCAAGAAGATAGGAAAAAGCTATGCTACTCTGATGGATAATGACCCTTCTAAAGCATATTATCGCATACAGCGTTCTAATGGTACAAGGTTCGCCAAGAAATATCCTACACTAGAGTCATTCCTGCATGGTGATAAGCAAATAGCCATGAATGACAAGTTTACAGAACAGGAAAAGATTGACTACTACAATGAAATGAAGAAGCTGGCTGAACCATACCATAATCTATATGAGGTGGATATACCTGAGGATAATGGCAGCAACTATCTGGATTGGGATGCTCCTATAACTGATGAACTGATAGATAAGGTAGCTAAAGTACTGCCTTCTTTGCGTAGCTTCGATATTAAGGACTTGAAGAAGGATAGAACCTTTGACAACTTCTATAAGACTATCTCAATGAGAAGTGCTAAGGATGATGCAACCTTCAATGATGATAAGGCAGCAAGCCAACTTCTCGCTTCTCTTGGCTATACTGGTATCAAGTATAAGGCTGGTCGTAACTTTGGTGGTGCTGAGGAAGGCGATACCAACTATGTTATCTTCAAGCCTGAGGATATGAGAATCACAGAGCACACCAAGTTCTCGTTGAAGACTTATCACGGAACAGGAGCGAACTTTGACCGCTTTGATACTTCACATGCCTATGAAGGTGCTGGCTCAGAAACTTTCGGTCATGGTATTTACGTGACTAAATCGGCTAAAATCGGTGCATCCTATGCTCTGAACGCTAAGGTAAAGAAGATAAAGACTCCAAAGGCTTTCAAGGCTATCAAGAATGGTGATAATTGGTTCGGTCGATTCATTGATAATGCTGTGAGAAGTTCTTTCGCTAAGGCAAAGAAGGAAACTTTTAACAGAATGGATGAACTTATCAAGGAGGATGAGAATATCGTCAATGGCGAGACTAAGCCAGAGTGGAAACAAAATGCAGCACAGAAGGAGTTGGCTGATTTCGATAAGTTGAAGTCTTTGTTTGAGGGCTTGACAGAGGAAGATATTCCTTCTTTGAAACGTGCCAAGGCTAACAGATACGAGGTAGAGATACCTGATGATACTGGCAACAATTACCTTGATTGGAACAAACCAATGAAGAAGGAGCAAAAGAAGATTGTTCGTGAAGGTTTGGAGAAACTAGGTGTTGATGTTGATAGGTTGGTACGCAATGGTTACTCACTTGACAAAAACTTTGGCGATGTTTACAATGGTCTGTTGTATTATGCGTTGAATGGAACAAAGTTTGAGGAACGTGACAGTTTTGTGGCATCTAGCAACTTCCTATCTTCACTCGGCTTTACAGGTATCAAGTATTATGCTGGTACGATATGGGGTGGAGCGAAAAAAGGTGACTTGAACTATGTGATATTCAATGAGGATGATGCAAAGATAGTTGGTAACACTAAGTTTTCGTTGAAGAAGGTAAACGATGCTTTCAATCAGAGGTTAGATGAGTTAGTGAAGAATCCTAACCAAAAGGATAAGATTCTTCGCTTGGGTCGCTCTAGTTCCTTTTTAAAGGCTGGTGGAATTGCTGATGCAGAAATAGAACTGGACTTTGATAAACTAATGCGCAAATCAAAACAAGGATATGTACATGAGCATCCTTTTGATGCAACTGATGTTAAAGACCTTCCTATGGCTATTGCAAACCCAATTTCTGTGTTTGACAATACAAATGGGCGTAATGATGGTCAGGTTATATTAACTGAGTTAAAGAAAGAGGATAGGAACTTTATTGTAGCTATACAGACAGAGAATCAAAATAGAAAAGGTGGTGTTGTCTTGAAAGTGAATAAGATAGTTACATTGTTCCCGAAGGATGCAAGAGGTGTCATCAACTGGTTTAATCAAGGAAAAGCCACAAATATAGACAAAGAAAAAGCCCTTCACTTTATCGAGGCACTCCAGAACCATTCTGGAACCACAATAACAGATGAAGAGCTTAAATCTGCTGCAAATATAATCAATTCTTTTGAGACTACCAAGAAAAATGGCGAAAAAGTTGATGTTGATGGCACAAAATTCTCATTGAAGGATGAAGAATACCTGAAAGCGGTGAAAGATGGCAATATGGAAAAGGCTCAGAAGATGGTGAATGAAGCTGCCGATGCTGCTGGCTATTCTACAGATTCCAGCTATCAAGGTACATCTGCCTTCAATGGTGCTGCACCTTGGGGTAATGGTTACTTCTTGACAAAGGACGAACGCAAGGAGGCTTGGGATAATGGCGAGTTTGAAGGTGAATCAACTCTTGGTGATTATATCAATGATGATATTGATGGCGGCAACTTGGAGGAGTTGACTAATGCCGCATCTTATCGTGCAGCTGACCCTATGCGTAAGGAGGCTATTGATAACGTTCGTAATGCTATTCAGAAGAAAGCAAAGACTATTACAATGTATCGTAGTGTTCCTTCTGATGTGAAGGAAGGTTCTTTCCGAAATGGTGACTGGGTTACTCCAAGTCGTGCTTATGCTGTTGATAATGCAAAATTGCATGGATGGGGTGACGATTACAACATCATCGAACAAAAAGTTCCTGTTGATGATGTGTGGTTTGATGGCAACGATATTGCAGAATGGGGCTATGGTCGTGAGGAAGATTATATCAATGATACAGACTTCGCCTATAAGAACAGCAAGAACAACAAAAAGTTGCTTGATGCCGTTACCTATGATGATAATGGTAATGTGATTCCTTTGTCTCAGAGATTCAATGAGAAGAATAAGGATGTGCGTTTCTCTTTGAAGGATGAGAAGACTATGTTTGGTATGCACAACATCAGCGTTGATAAGCTAAGAAAGGCTATCAAGCAGGGCGGTTTTGCGGCTCCTTCTATGGGTGTTGTTGACTCCAAGAACGGAATCTACTCTGACTATGGTGAGATTACCCTGATTCCTAAGGCAGAGAAACTGGCTAAGAGAACTGGCAAGAATGCTGGAACCTTCACGGCTGATGCTTGGACACCTACCTATCCTCAGGTGGAGAGAATCATGAATAAGCAGGGCGAGAAGGCTTTCAATACCGACATGAACGTGAAACTTGGTGATGTTGATAATGGTATCTATTCCAATGTAAGAGAAAGCTGGAAGGGATATTTGTCAAGTGGCGATGTTCGTGACGGATTGTACTGGCACTACTTGTTTGATAAGGGCATGAATCCTGAAACTATCTATCAGACTGGCAAGTATGACAACGACATTACCAACGAGGTAATGCGTATCTCAGATAATGGCAACAAAACTGATTATACTGATAAAGAGGTAGCAGAACTGATTCAACTGATGAATAAGGCTACTGGCAAGGATAATGACGTAGATGCTCAACGTGAGAAATTGAAGGCTCGTATCGCAAGTGCAGAAAAGCAGGGTAATCATTTGCTTGTTGCTTTGAAGAAGAAACGTCTTGAAGAACTTGAAGGCGTGGAGAACTTCTATATCGCTGCTGATTTCGTGAATGATGTGGTTCGCAATAACAGAAAGAATGGAAAGGTAGATGTTCACGACACGATGGGGGCTGCAAAGAAGAAGGTGGAGGATAATAAGAAGTTATCTGATGATTTCCCATCTTGGCTGGATAAGAAGACAGAGGAATATGGTGTTGAGGAAATGCTTTATAATGGCACTACCCCTAGCGGTAAGCCTAAGTATATCCCTAATACTATAGACAATGCTGTGAAGCTCATGAAGAAACAGGGTGTGGCAGGCGGCTACACTGCCTTCGGTTCGGAACTGGGTGTGTTCATAGCAAAGAACTCTCCTGAGGTTAATACGCTTGCTGCCATGAAGAATGCCAAGGATAAGTTGATTCCTTTTGGCGATGAGAGACATAACCAGATAAAAGACAAGATTACAAAGGAGTTCTTGGAATTGTCTGATGAAATCCGTGTTGGCTCTAATAACAGATATGCGTTTGATGATAGCGGTGTTTCTCGTATGGTTGAACTTACTGACCATAAGGGAAATGAAAAGGAGTATTTGAAGAAGGCTTATAATATTGAGGTATCTGATGAGTGGATGGATAGATACAATAAGTTGCTTGATACAATCAAGAAAGACTATAAGGTGTTCTATTTTGAAACCAAGTTTATGAGACCTTACGGACTCGATGAGTTTGAGAAGGCTATCGTTCCTAGCGATACTCCAAGCGATGTGGTGGATGCCTTGAAGAAGGCTGGCATTGATGTGAGCAGTTATGAGCGTGGAAATGCTGAGGATAGACAGAAGGTTACTATGGATGCAATCAATAGTAGCGACAATATCCGATTCTCTCTCCGTGGCTCCACACCTTACGACAAGCAGATGGAAGAGTGGATGGAGAAGAACCATTTAGAAAAGGGTGCTGTTCCTATGGAGAAACCTATCATGAAGGAAGGCGAGAATATCTTTGATTACGCCAACAGAATGGTAGAGTGGACTCGCAATCAGAACTTATGGAAGACTGCTCCTAAGAAGACTGGATTCCAAGATGCACTCGCCAAGTGGAAGGCTGACAATGGTCTTTCTCCTGATGCTTATCCACCTGTCCGTCCTCATCGTGAAAACTATTCAACAGAAATCGGTTATGCAGAAGACTTGGAGGAGTACAACAAGAAGAAGGAACTCTGGAAGTCTGCTCCAAAGCCAAAGGACTTTGATTTGTCCGTTGACTTGGAGAATATGAACAAGCAGCTTCGCAATATCAGAAGAGCGGTTCTGAATCAGAAGAACTATGATCAGAGAACGGTTAAGGCGGTATCTGATCTAGTACGAAAGATGCTCAACATCGGATGGGGTGACGGACTGAGCAGGGGTAAGGTAGGCAACCTTCTCTCTGCTGCCAAGAATGCCACTGGAGCCAATGACGTGAAGAAGTATCTCGACAAGGCTATGGGAATCCTTGCTGAAAACTATCTCAACCGTCTCTCTACTGCCTACGACAACCTTATCAATACCAGGGGTGCAAGGGCAGACCAGAGCGGTGTGATTAAGATGGGTTCTCTTGATGCCAAGGGTCAGGCTTTCATGAGCGAGTATAAGAAGGCTATCAATATGGATGATAGTTCTCTGAATACCTATATAGCAAACATTGAGGAAGATTCTGCCAAGAATGAAGATAATGTGGAAATGAATGACTACAGACTGGCTGGCATTCAGGCTGCCATCATGTATAAGCAGCAGATTGGCGGTAATGATGCCGATATTGCCGAGTTGAAGAGACAGATTGGTGAGTTGAAGAATAAGAAGGATGCTACCAAGGAAGACAAGGATTTGTTGAAGTCTTTGGAAAAGAAGCTCTTTGAGAATAAGTTTGACCGCATTACCATGTTTGAGAATCTCCTGAATAACATTCAGAGAATGGTGAAGGAGAGTAAGGGTAGGGCAAAGGAGTTCCGAGAGGAGATTACTGAGCACAAGAACGAAATCCTGCATCGTGCCAACTTGGATTTGGAAGGTGTGGATTCTACCTATTATGATACCACAACTGCCAAGAAGAAGTTTGTGAACAATGATTTGCAGCGTGCAGTCTTCTCTTCCACCTATACCTTTGAGCAGTTCTTGAGGTTCTTCGGTAAGCATTCAGCAAATGGCGAGGGTCGCTTGTATAACTACTTCCATAAGCTGAACCAAGATGCGCTTGATGAGGAACAGCTATATAATGAAATGAACCGCAATGCCCTTGATGAGAAGACCAAGGAACTATTCGGCAAGAATAAGTTTATGAATCTTGTAGGTATTGATGGTAAAGGTATGAAGGAAATGGACGTTGAGGTTACTGACTACTCCAATAAGGAGACTGGTAAGCGAACCATCCATCTTAAACAAGGTCAGATGCTCTATATCTATCTGGTCAACAAGGAGACTGATGGAGAAATGAAACTCCGTGCTATGGGTATCACAGAGGAAGATGTGGCTGCAATCGAGGAAAATCTTGACCCAAGAGTGAAGGCTATGGGTGAGTGGTTGCAGGATGAATACCTTCCTGAGTGTCAGAGAAGATACCAAGCTACCCATACCAAGTACTTCGGTGCTCCTATGAAGGAGGTGGAGAACTATTTCCCTCTTGCCATCAATAACCGAGCAAGAAACGTTAAGGAAGATGTGAATCAAGATTCTGATGCAATGAGTCAGTTGGCTGGTACATCTACTGGTGCTATTGTTACTCGCAGAGTGAATGTGATTCCTCTTGATATTGAGAATGCTGATGCCTTTGAGGTTGCCTTCAACCATTTGCAGGAAATGGAGGAGTGGTCGGCTATGCTGCCATTCAGACAAGACGTCAATACGCTGTTGTCTTACACTCATTTCAGAAACCAAGTACAGAATATGAGTTCCGTGGCTTATGGTAGTGGTAAGACCTTGTGGGATGAGTTCAAGCAGACCGCACAGATTGCTGCTGGCACATACAAGCCAAAGGTGAATGCTGGTATGATGGATAGCAGGATTGCTGCTGCCATGGGTGGTATCGCTGTTGCTAAGATTTCGGGTCGCTTGTGGACTGCCATCAAGCAGAGCCAGTCTGCAACGGTGTTCCTTCCTGAGTGTGACTTTACACGATTCGTGAAGAATGGAGTTAACCCTTATGGCTCATGGAAGTGGGCGATGGAGAATATTCCTGATTTTAGAAAGCGTGTGGAGAATATGACCTATGGCGATGTGAAGCTGAGGCAGTATCTTGATGAACTGGAGAAGTGGCATGATTGGACTAAGACTATATCCAAGATAGGTATGGCTCCAAATATCCTTGTGGATGGAATAACTTGTGCTGTAGGTGCTCGCTCAGTTTATGAAACAGAGGTGAACCGCCTGACCAAACTAGGCTATCCAAAGGAGAAGGCTGAGGAGAAGGCTTATTATAAGGCTGTGGCTGCATACAACAAGACACAGCAGTCTTCTGGTGGTATGTACTTATCGCCTATGCAGGTGGATAGAACCTATGCGTCTGCCGCTCTCTCACTCTTCAAGAATGCCAACTACGCTTATGGTCGTATGCAGATTGAGGCTTGCCGAGGACTGGCGAGAACCTATGACTTATGGGGCGGAAAGCATAAGACTACGCTTATCGAGTCTATGACCCGACAAATCATGGAAGAGGATGGACTTGACGAGAATACTGCAAGGGCTATAGCCAAGGCTACATATAACAGAACTTTCAGACAGAGTATCGGACGATTGATAAACTTCGCTACTCTCGTTCCTGTCTCTTGGGCTTTATATAAGGTACTTCCTTACTTGCTCACTGGTGATGATGATGATAAGAAGAATGATATGATAGAGGAAGCTGTGCTCAAAGGATTTGCTACATCTTTGTCCGACAACTATGTGATTCCGTTTGCATCGAACATTCTCAATGCCGGTTTGAAGGTGGAGGATGGCAAACCAACGTTTGACCCAGAGGTGTTCAGGTATCAGAACCTATACATCAATCCTGCCACATCTGACTTGGCTAACATCTATTCAATGATAGGAAACCAGAAGTGGTATTCTGTAGCAAACAAGTTGGGTATGCTTGGAGTTCAATCGCTCATAGGATTCAATCCTGAGACCGTGGGTGCATTATATCAGGCTTTCGCTGAGGCAGACTATGATAATGGCAATGTGGCTAAGGAATGGCAAATAGGTATCTTGAAGGCTATCAGTGCTCCTGAGGAAAGCATCCGTGAGTTGTATATGGATGAACTGGGATTGAAGAGTGGAGACATCAAGAAAATCCCATTGGCAGAACTGGAGAAGAGATATGCCGAGAGACAAATCAATCGTGACAATCTCCTTTCTCAGATTGGTATGGATGCCGAGACCTTCAATGGCTATGTTGAAAAGTACCAGAAGTCATTTGAGAAGAAGATCAAGGATAAGATGGATAAGTGGGACGAGTATGATAAGAAGAAGGCTGATGAGTTCTTTGATACTACTTCTGACCCTAAGTTAAAGGATATGATAGCCAAGAAACGTGCCAATGATGCCAATGCTGCTGCTGACGAGCAGATAGCAAAGGAAGGTCTGAACCAAGAGAAGAAGGGTAAGGAACCTAGCGAAGAGGCTTACGATGCAGTAAAGATGTCTATTGATGTGGCGGAAGATAATGCTATCAGTACCTACAATAAGGTGCTCAACAAGCGATACGCTTCCCTGAATGATGAGTACAACAATCAGACAGATGCAATGAAGTACATCTTTATGAGTAAGCATCCAAACTTCAAGGCATACAAGGATTTGAAATCTGAATATACCACGTATGGCAAGAAGATGAAGGAGTTGAAGGAAAAACTGGTTTCTGCTGACGGATATGATGCCAAGCAGACAATCCTGAAACAGATTCGTGCCGAGCGAGACAAGTTCTATGAACTGCAATCCAAGGTAAGATAAACAAAAAGGGGAGTAAGCGCAAAGCCTACTCCCTTTTTTCTTACTCATCTTCGTCTTCATCCTCTCCGAAAACCTCAGGGAATCTGACTTCAACATCTGGTCTGAGAACATCAAATGCTCTTCTCAACTCCAGCATTACCCAAAGTGCTCTTTGGACGGTTGGGTAACTTGACCAGCTCTCCAAAGGAGTAATAGCTAAGTCGAGTGCTGCTTCGTTAATCTCGTTACAAACCTCGTCAACGTCTCCAAATGTTGACTGAACCATCTTCATGAAAAGTGGTAAATTCTTGTTCTGTTCCATATTGTGGTAGAAACTTTAAAGGGGCAGACTGACCTTTTGTTCAACGCACTCTACCACACAACTTATGCGCCCATGCACCATTACATTACACGGAAAGGAGTCTGCCCCAAATATGTTACGCCTAGACAGCAGTTTGAACGTCTGCCATCATCGGATTTTTAAACCATATAATTTTATTATCGTGGTAGATAACTTTGAATTTTTGAACGAGGCAAAAGTACTTAGAATATTTCAAACTGCCAAGTTTTGAAACCAGTTTAACACTGTTTTAACACAAGGATGCCTACAATGCCGAGGATATGAAGAGAATCCGTGAACTGAGAAAGCGAATCCTCTCCGTGCTGGAGCCAGCCAATAAGGTGGTTGTGGCTAGACAGAAGTCGAAGGCTGAGAAGAAATAATGCAAATATGACTATCCCCCGAAGGTGCTATGCTTTCGGGGGATAATAGTCTCTAGGCAAGGAATCTGCTTTCAATCCGGCACAAAAGACCCTTGATTTGATCGGGAAAAGTTTCAATCTGAAAGTATTAACAAAGATTATACTTTAAATTCCCTCAAAATAACTTCGTTTTCAAAAAATCCCATTATCTTTGCTGATACTAAGAACATCTGTTTATCAGATATTTAAATCAACGGTTTAATACCATTAAACTTAAAAAACGAAACGCTTATGGACAAAGATGAAAATGAACAACGTGTCAACAGAATGTTCGGTGAGATTGTTAAGCTTATCCCCGAACGCAGCAAGATCAAGACAGATTTGCTTTATTTCAAGTATGCCCCCATACTCGTCATGCTTATGAGATGGTATGGTGTATCTCAGTTCTATGACAATAAGATGGAGATTACTCTCTGGTATGAGGAAAACGAGGAACCTGTCTGGTTCTTCTACTTCATCACCTACATTCTCTATCCTATCTCCTTATGGAAAGGTCAGGTGCTCCACCGATTGTGTATAGAGTGGCGCATCCCTATCCTCTATACCGCAGGAGTCAACGTGATACATGTGATGTTTTGTTCTGTTATAATCACAAACCAGATGTTTTATTGCGATGTCTTCCTGATCAGTCTCATCTTAATATTGTATGCTTATGTCGCAATTAGTAAATTACAGCATCATCGAAGCAGGACTTCGTGCTCTTGCTGACAAGGCTCACGAATCAGCAGTAGCCCAAGCGGAAGGCAAACCTATCCCTTGCGGTCTATCAGAGAATGATATGGAACTGGTGGCACTACTTACCGCCATGATGAATGATACCCAAGCCAACAAGGGCTGGTGTGCTCACGAAATGGGGAAGTCTATCTCCTCCTTCGAGAAGTATGTTCACGATGGAAAGATACCTGATGGCATCCACGACCAGTTCGGTCACGAAAAGAAGTGGAACAAATCGCTCATCAGGTTCTTCGCCAACAAGAAGGCTTTCTTCCGCAAGCAAGCCCGAAAGTATGGCATAAGCATATAGCATCAGCTACACATTATTATATATAGGAGAGACCCAATCGCCCCTCCTGTATTTTTACGACCTTTTCCGTAATCATAAATCTTTGCTCATCACACACTTATAGAACCTTTTACGAGTTTATCAATCTCTATCCATATTATTCGTATCTTTGTGCTCGTAACGTTACAAAGTGAGAATCATAATTTAGTGTTTAACAAAAAAGATTTCAGGATAATATGGAAAGTAAAACGTATGTATTCGGAAACGAAGGCTCAACATCCAACAATGGGATGCTCGGTCTTCTCGCACCTCTGCTCCAGAAGCAGGGTGTTGACCCTAATGTCCTTCTTGCCATGAAGGGTAACAATGGTTTCGGTGGCGAAGGTGGATGGTTTATCTGGGTAATTTTCCTCTTCCTTATGGGATTTGGAGGTAACGGCTGGGGTGGTTTCGGCAATAATGGTCGTGGTGGTCTCGCCAACGAGATTAACAATGACTATGGTCGTGGTCTCCTGATGGATGCCATCGGTGGCAACCGCAATGCACTCAGCAATTTGGCTACTCAGTTGAACTGCACCGAAGGTCAGATTCAGAGTGCCATTTCAGCCTTGACCTCTCAGGTTCAGAATGTAGGTAATCAGGTTGGTATGAGCGGTATGCAGACTATCAATGCCTTGCAGCAGGGTAACATGCAGATTGCTCAGCAGATTGCCAACTGCTGCTGCGAGAACCGCTTGGCTATCTGCCAGCAGACTGGAACCTTGCAGAATGCAATTAATAACGTAGCTAATGGTCAGGAGCGTGGCTTCTCTAATGTGGCTTACGAGACTCAGCGACAGACTTGTGACTTGCATAACGCTATCAAGGAGAGTACTCAGACCATCGTTGACGGTCAGAAGCAAGCTGAGTTCAGGGAAATGCAGAACAAGATTGATGCCCTCCGTGAGGAGAACAGCACCTTCAAGTCTTCTGCTATGACCTCTCAGATTGTGGGTCAGGCGGTGGCTCCTATCAATCAGGTATTGGCTGGCTTGCAGAACGAGGTGGCTGGTATCAAGTGTAAGTTGCCGGAGACCGTGACTACTCCTTACAGCCCATTCACTGCAGTTCCTAACTGCGTTGCTTATCAGGCTGGCTTGTATGGTTTGAATGCTGCTAACAATGCAGGATTCTGGGGTTAATAAGGAAAGGAGGCTGCTATGTTATGGTTAAGACCTTATACTTGGGTGAATCGTAATGGCTCGGCAGCTATCGCTTCTACTGGCGTGAAGGTGAATACTTCCGATGTGGTGTTCACCTTCAAAAACCACGCTTTCGTGAATGCCAGCTACAGAGGAACGATTTTCGTAAATCTGCGTCAGGCTATTCCGACTGGAACGACTGGTACGCTGCCTATCCTTTTCGAGACCAACGGAGCAACACAAGCTGTTAGCAAGTTCAATGGCGAACCATTGACGGTTGCAGATGTGCCGGGTACTGGAGTGGTTCAGCTCTGGTTCGAGCGAGATACTAACACCCTTCAACTAATGACGGGTATTGTTTAACAACAGAATAGATAATAGGAGATTATATTATGTTTCAAGGTTTAAGAACAAATTCTTTATTCTATGTCCTCGATAAGGGAGAGAACCTGAGCTTGCGGATCGGACAGGTGGTTTCAGTAAGCAATCCTCAGACGAGATACCCTTCTTTCAATAATGGCTTCACCCCTCAACCTATGGAGACTGTGGTGGACGTTAAGGTGAAGCTGGGTGACGAAGAGGCGGATTTCAAGCAGCTACCTGCTAACGGACAGATAGCGAACGACAAGAATCTTGTTGTAAGCGATAGCAAGGAAGCCATGAGTGCAGAGGTCGATGCCATGCTGAGACAATCCAAGACGATACTGGAGAGCGTAGATTACCACGAGAGAGTCGTAAAATCTTGTGAGGGAATGCTACTGAAACTCAACCCCCAGATAGCAAAGGAGAAGGAACAGACCGAGAAAATCAACAAACTGGAAGGCAAGGTTTCCGGCATTGAGGGCAAGATTGACAAGATGATGGGATGGCTCCAACAGAGCATCAATAAGTAATCTCCTATCTATTCACTTTAATATCTTATGATTATGGTAATGATTGAGATTACAGAAGATAAGTTCGATGATTTGTATGACAACATCGAGTCCATGCTTGGTTTTGGCAGCAAGGCTATGTCTTGTCTGAAAAAGATGAAGCAGGAGCGTATGGGTGAGCGTATGCCTGATTATCGTGACGATTGGCGAAGAGAGCGTGAGGAACGTGAAGAGCGTGAGAACAGACGTAGATTCAACAACGTGAACGATGATTGGAACTACCCGAACCGCTATGGTGAAAGAGGTGGTGGCGGCTACAATGGTGGCGGTCGCTAGTGTTTAACTTGGGAGTTTTGGTAGCGGCATTTTTGCCGGAACCAGACTCCCTTTAATATTCAGCAATATGGGAAAATGCAGAATGCCATTGGATATGTATGACCTCAAACCTGAGGCAATGGTTGCCTATCTCAGATACAATGGCTATCATTTCAGCAAGAAGATGTGTGAGTGGGCGGTGAAGCAGATGTATAAGTACGACCCTTCCACCAAGCGTGATGTAAGTATCTCGTTTTGGGATAAGGAGAAGGTGGATGCCCTTCTGCTAGGTCAGGGAATCGAGGTGAAGAATAAGATAGGCTACGACCATGTATATGTGGCGAATATGGCTAGGGCAGACTTCTATAAGTCTTCCATCAAGGATGAGGAGCAGCTAGCCCAGTTCATCAAGGATATGGTGGATGATACCGACCAGAAGGATGGGTTCATCTTCAACAGATTCTATGCCGACTGCTGCCACAACGGAGTGCCTATCCCTTGGGAAGATGTGTTATGATCAGAAGAGTAATACAACTCCCGAAGTACGAATGGAGCATAGTATGTTTCATAGGTTATCAGCCGGATGATTCCGATGAGATATGCCATGCTCTTTCTGATATAGGATGCAGCGGCAATCCGTTATCGGAAGCCCAAGAACATCTAACCAAGCAGAGTGCAGACAGAGGTCTCACGTATTCCAACCTTGCCCAACGGAGAAGCGTTCTTGCCATAGGTAAGGGCAACACCGCAAGTATTATCAATACCATCGGTCACGAACTCCTGCATGTAGTAGCGCATATCTGTGAACAGGATCATATTGATATGTTCAGCGAGGAGCCTTGCTATATGATGGGGAGTTTATGTGAGAAGTTCTTTAAGGTGTATGATTAAAATGTATGGGGAGAAGGCTTGTTATTTGCTGGGTGGATTGGTGCTGTCTTGCTGCATAAGAAAAGGGTGAATCTTTTGACTCACCCTTCTTCTTTATTAACAAAGTCAGCGACTTAGAGTTTACTGTACCTGATTTGTTTCATCTTTTACTGTATTAGTATTATTAGTCATGTAACCTTCATCCATCCCCAATCCAGAAAGTGAATTTGCAACCATTTTTAGCTTGTCATTGTTCTTGATTCTGTATGAATTTGCCATATTTCCACAAAGATAAGTATCTTCTGTGTTGGCGATTTGAATACTTGCCACATCATTCACTCCAGTAACGACATTATTTACAATTCTGTTTCGCTTATTCATCTTGTAATCCGTTGGAGTGTTTAACGTATGGTAAACGAACGAAATACTTGTATTGTCAAGCGTATTGTTGGATATAACATTGTCACATTGCATCTTTACTTTAGAATGGTAATTGAATGAATGCCATCCCTGCGCCCATATTCTCTTCTGATGCAGAACATTGCCATTAACCACATTGTGGAAACAGAAAGAATATAAGACAATACCACCTTGGGTATCTATATCTGTAACACAATCTGTTCCTATTCCGTTAATAAGGTTATTGGAAATGACGTTATAATTCTGCATCGTCGTAATGACAACCTCATCATCTACAGCAAAATGCTCCTTAAATTTAGCTATCATTTTCGCTTTTGCATCCTCAGACATTTGCCTTTTATAGTTGTAAATTGTAGGCATTCTGAATGAGATTTTATAGGTTCCTTCAGAAGCATATCTGTAGTCTCCGTCTTCTTTCATTGTGCCAACAATCTCAAAGCTATCTACTGCGGAATGCAAACCATTTCTTTCATTGACTATATGAAAAGAACCATTTCCTAAATGACTGTAATTTTTCAGGAAACTATTGTCACTTGGGCAGTTTGATGATGTTCCTGCAACAATATCTTTCAGAGAGCAAGTAATCTTGGCTACTATTTTAGTCATAGATGTATTTTCTGTATTATTCTCCTGACCTTGCCCAGTATCTTCTTCTACGAAGTCAATGCTGTCAAAGCTGGTTATTTTTGCAACATCATACAACACACCACCATCAAAAGATATGTGTTCCTCTCCAATTCCATCTATCTGGTTGTCTGATATGACATTATTGCAGCTAGACAAATTTCCCTCATATAATACATCTTCCTTGAAACCGAGAACACATATTCCGGTTCGTCCAATTCTGATTCTATTACCAATAATTTTGGTGTTATTGATTGAATGAACGAATATGTTCCTACTATTCTCTCCCTTTGTTTTTGGAGCAGCATCAGGATATGCAGAATCTGAAATCTTAAAGTCATTATATAAGATTTGACAATTCTCTAGAAATTTCATTTGAAGTCTAGCATTTGAGCCAATGAAATTGCAATGTTCAACTATCATATCTTTGGTTACTGATTCCGAAGGAGTAACAACACAGTTCACGAAATCACATTTTCTGAAAGTTACATTTTCTGAAACTATAACACTAGGCACTAGGAACACACAGTTCTCATAAATTTCTCCTGGTTGAGTTTTTACAGCCTTTAATTCAGAACCATATTTAATGCTATTATGCTTAATTACTTTATCTATATTATCTATAGCTTTTTCAACTTTTTCTAATCGATACCCAACTGAACTTTCTTTAGATATATAATCTATTTTTGTACCTTTAGGTACGTTAGGAAAACGCAAATATTTGGCATTAGGATTTTGTGTTATAGTAATGGCAATATATCCATTGGATGCTTGGACATTTCCTTCACCTATAGAAGAAAGCTCACTATTTCGGTAAGAGTATTTTATTACCTTATTTTCAAAATAATCAGATTGGAATCTATAAGTGCCACCATATACAAATGGAGATTCTATCTTAATATCTATATAAGTACCGTCAGCAATGTATGAATTAAGGTGTAAATCCTTGCCATCAATGTTATCTTTTATGACATCTATACTATTTCCAAGAAGACTATTTTTGCTTTCTATGGTTTCCACATTCTTCTTCAAAGCAGCGATATTATCATCAATGCTTTCCTTCTTTACCTTCTCAACAATACTTACATTCTTTTTACAATTAACAATTTTGAGGGATTTAGCAGCAATATTTGTAGTTACACCATACGTTGCATAACCATCGGTAAACTGCACAGATTTCTCCCCAATGGAACTATCTTCTGTTCTCGTCTGAATTATATAGGTAGCAGATATAGGCTCAGAGAGTTTGAGAGTGATGGTGTCACCATACTTGACAATAGTACCGTCAATAGGGATATTCACGGAATTTGATTCTGAGGTATATGACTTCTTTACAATATCCTTCTCACCACCGTGAATGTCATAAGTTAAGTCGTTGAGTTTAGTGCTTACGGCTTTCTGGCTCATTACCTTATCCTCAGACCAACCAGATTCCTGAGAGATTGAAGTTTTGTTTATCTTAGAGCCTTGAAGCTCATCAACTGCACCTTGAACAGTTGCTGATGTGAGTTGAGAGGAAGTATTATCATAGGTTACAGCCGTAGCTAAACTGGCTCCACCAGTAGCAGTTACACCTTTGACAAGTTCTGTAATCTGATCATCACGAGTATTGAGCTTAGCCATATTTGCATCCAAGGATGTATTCTTCTCATCCTGAGCAGATTTATTGGCGGTAATCTGACTCTGATTGCTTTCTATCTGCTTGGTATGCTCAGATACAGTAGAGCTTAAATCATTGTGCCTTGAATTGATGTCTTGGATTTCCTTTTCAACAGTCTGCGTATCTCCTTCAAGAAAGATTTCCTTGGCTGCGCCTAGCTTACCTTTCTTGGTGGCTGCATGTAACGGGGCTGTTACATTAATATTATTATCTGACATATCTTTTAATATTTACGATATTACTAAATTCCATGTAGCTTGCGTGAGAGGATTGACAGTTCTGTATGCTTTGAAGCTGCCTAGACTATTTGTTATAGTTTGAGGAGCAGCAAGAATCACATCAAAACCGGCACTGGTTACACGGCTGATTGAGAGATAGCTAGGTACTACCAACCAGATGTAATCATTATCCTTGGTTGTTACTTTTGGATTGAATGACACTCCTGTGGAGGATACCTTACTGAGCGTATTGAGGATTTCAGCGGTTATGGTGTCTGCTGAGTTTCCTCCAAAGTAGCAGAGATAGCGAGTCTGTGATGTGCTCTTACCAGTTCTGCCTTTCTTGCCGACCTCAAACTTGAAGATTTCTCTTGCTCCCTGTATAGGGGTTGTTAAGGAACCATTAGCAACTGGAGTGTTAGCAAGGATTCCGATTACAGAATCATCATTAATTCTCTTAGATACATACAAGGTATCAGGCACAAGTGGCTTGCCATCGCTGATGATGGAATAGCGAACATCAGTCTGCATTGTACCTACATTTGGATTGATACTGAATCCAAGAGTGATAGGATAAACCGTATCATTCAGCTTGGCTAGATTCTCATCCACATTCTGAATGCTCTCCACCAATTTCTCAGGAAGACCAGTGGCAGCAGCTATCGTCTGCCGGAGTTCAGGATCAAGCTTCTCTACACCAATCGTTTTATCCTTCAATTTGTCTTTGGTGATGGAGTTCACCGCCAACTTTTCATTGGTTACACTTCCATCTTCCAGTTTCTCGTTGCTGACAGAACTATCTTGGATGTTGCCATTTCCTACAGAATCAGCAGCAAGCTTTTCGTTGGTGATAGCACCATTCTTGATCTGCTGAGTCTCCAATTCATCCGATACATTGACCTTTTTGTCGAGTGTTTCCTTTACGGATTCACCCGACTCCTCGTCCTTGATGTACCTAGAATATGTCAGAGTCTCGTCTTTGCGCCCACTGATCAGGATGCTATTGTACTTTTTCTTTTCTGCCATATTATTCTTTTAGTTTAATTTGATATTCGTTATCGTCACCTGCTACCAGTTCGTCTGACCAATAGTAGTAGAGATCACCCAGCTTGGTGGTGTTCAGGGAAGATTCAAAACCACACTGATTGAAGGTGAGTGGCTGGCGGCTGACAAACCAGATGTATGGTTTCTCGTCTGTCGTTTCAATGGTGAGAGTCTTGCCAACAAGCGTATCTTCCAGCAGTGTGAGGTCTTCCATATTCAGCTTGCTCATATCCTTGGCAGCAGATGCGCCATAGTAGCTTGCATTGACGGTTCCGCTTGCGGTGATGGTTACATATCCTGATACGGCTGGGATGATAATCTTGTGGGTGTCGCTATTGTAATACTCCTCGGTCACATCCTTGCCATTCATCAACACCTTGACCATACCGATGCTGAATCCCTGAATAGGAATGATTTCAGCTTCCAGCTTCTTTCCGTTGCTGATAGCACCATTCAGCATGAAGTTCTCCTGATTCTCCACCAGTTGCGTTTCACCATTGATGGTGTAGCTGAATTTGGCATTGTGAACGATGAAGGAGATTGAGCAAGTTGACTGGTTATCTGTGACGATGTAATAGCGGAGGTCAAACAATCCTGTATGCTCGCCTTCAACAATACCCACTGGAATATTGCTCTGTGAATTATGATCTACGATTCTCAGAAGGTTGCGCTCGATGCTGACCATTTCGCTGCCTTCATATTTCCACGAAACCTTGATGTTGTAGTTTCCGAGTTCAAGAGTCGGTGGAATATCGCAAATCAGGATGTTTCCTTGGATTCCTGCAACTTGAATTGGAACGGAAACCGTATCACAGAAACAGCCATGCAGTTCCACACTGATGTCGGTAGCCAGATTCATATCGAAGTCGATGAGTCTCTGAAACTCCTTCGATACGTCCATCTTCCGCACCAAGACGTGAAGCTTGAAGCTATTTCCTTGCACAATTTTATAAATCATATTTTGATACACATTATTAATAATAGCGCAAAGATAGGCAGAATTTTCTCTACCTATCTCTTATCCATTAACTTTTGGACATTAAATCAAGCCCTTCCATCTGAGGAACTTGCGCTTGCGGCTGCGCTTTCCTCTCTCGCTCTTGCAGTTGGTATGATAGACACAATCACGGAAGAGGTCTCTCGACTTCATATCCTTATCTACCAGTTTTGTCTTCTTGAAAGCCTCGAAGAGGGGGCGGTTCATAATCATCAGGTTGCCCTTCTCCGTAGGTAGGACAAAGTAGATTTCACCCTTGTTCTTCTTGGCTGCATAGTCTGCCTTAGCCGTAGCTTGGCGGTACATAATCTCGCATTTGATGCGCTTGAAAATCTTAGTAATCTTCATAATCGTATAATTAAAATTGAAACTATATGATGGTTGCTGCCGAAACAGAAACCTTTTTTCTCATTACTCTAGCCTGATACTGAATCATCTTCGGCATTTCCATTTCATTGAAGCAGATATGGAGTCCGATGGCTCTTGTCATGAGCAAATCATCGTGCTTACCATCAATGGCTCCGTATGCTCCATTCTTCTTACGCTCGTAGGTAAGGAACTCGTTCAGGCATCGCTGGTCTCGTTCAACGTATAGATGCTCTCTGACCACCTGAACCAGTACAGAGATAACCATTGGCTTGGTTGCTACATTGGTATGGAATCCGTACTTGCGTGGAACACCTTCCTTGATGTCTGCTTCACTCTGCTTGCGTGCATAGAGATTGTCATATACATCCTTGATTTGATTCAGGATGAACTCAGACTGATCACCGCCTTCCAAGATATGTTCCTTGTCTTTGGTCTCCAAGGTGTTGGATTCAATCACCAAGAGGGCATTATCGTAGTACTTGGCTATCTGTGCAGCCTTCCAAGCCAGCAAGTCCATATCAATATGCCCATACCATTGGGCTACCACATACGGCTTGCCACCTTCCATCATCCAGTATCTGTCGAAGACACAGATAACAGACCAGTCGGCATTCTTGCTTCGTCCACCAATATCCACGACCACCAGATAGCGGTTGGTCACCCTGCAATCGTCAAAGTATTCCGGCTTGCTCCATATCCATAGCTGCCCCTGCTTGTCTTCACAGAAGCGGACATTCTGCATACACTTCTTGCCCTTGTATCCGTCACCATATACATCACCGATGAACTTAGGTGCTCGGCATCCTTTTCTGAACTTGTCAACCTTATCCTCAGCGAATACCTTTGCTCCTGAGTGTTTGAAGGCTTCAATATCATCGGTAGGGTAGCCAGCAGCCATATCAGCGTGGTCGGTGAACTTCTTTCGCTCAGCCATATACCAGTTGATGGCTTCCAGCGGAGCACCTAGTGTCCACAACTTCCAAAGGTATGTGCCCGGCTCCTCTCGGTCGGACATCGTATTGCTGTTGTTCCTGTTCTCGTATAACCATTTGGCAAACTCCACCTTCTGCTTCTTGGTTTCAAAATCAAGATGGTACATATCGTAAATCTCGAACCAAGGCACAAAGAACGGTTCAAACTGGGATTCACCCTTTTTGGCTGCAATCCATTCCTTGTGGAAGAAGTTGCCAGTACCATTGGCGGTGGATTCATAGACAATCATCGTATATGGTCGATACAAGATACCATTGGTGGCATTCTGTACCACTTCCTCAGGAGATTTGCCATCTGTCTTTTTCCACAGACCCACCTCGGAAAGATGAACCAAGTTGTAGTCTTCACCATTGGCTGATAGTGGTCGCTCCATAGAACCCACCTTGATCTTGCAGAAACGCTGAGGAACCTCCTTCACGTTGCCGGATGTACCCACACCCACAAACTTAGGTTCGTTCTCAGAGTAGGCTTCACCCATTTCATAGAGGAATTTGGTAGGGAATTTTTTCAAGGCTTTCTCAAACATTCCTCGGATGGTCTCTGCGGTGTCCTTGACCTGAGCAACAATCAGCGAGTTGAGACCCTTTTCCCACATTAATTGCATCCAGAGCATATACATCTGAATAACCGTTGAGCCTCCCCATTGTCGAGCCTTCAAGAGAATGAGTCGGATAGGACGGTTCTTCTTTCTTCTCTCCTCCAGCCACCTGAGCAGTCTGCGCTGCGGTCTTCTGAGCACAAAGCGGAAGGGGAGACCTCCACCTTTCGGTTTGATGTAGATGAACATGGCGAAGAAGAAGAAGGGGTCGTGTTTCATCCTGATTCGGGTGAACTGCTCCACCAGTTGTTCCATTTCCTCTTCAAGGTTGTATGGCTCATCCATATCCTCATGCAGTTCTTCAATCACCGCCTTGCAGCTACCCAGTTCCAGCAGCATCTTGACGAGCGGAATCTTCTTCATACTCATCGGGAGGTGCTGCTTCTGAATCGGGAAGTCAGGCAGGAAGAGCAGGAATCGCTTATCTCCACAACCTTCACCCTTGATCGGGCTGAAAGGAAGGTTGATTTCCTTGATGCGCTTCTCATTCTCAGTCAGGATGCTCAATACATGTTTGTCTAGTGCATCAGTCAGCTTGGTTCTTATGGCTACTTGTCTTGGCATATCGGAGAATTAAGATACCCCCACAACAGACCGACTACATAGCAATAGATGTGGATGCCCACTGCCATGCAAGGAATGAAAAATCCTACACATATATACGAGAGAATGATGATGTTGTATCTCACCTTCTTCTCTACGAATGGGGCGATATATCCCATATAGGCATATACGATACCGCTGAGACCGATGATGGGTACGCTAGAACTGGGGTAATAGCTTACGGCTATGAGATAGAATACCACCATATCTACGATACCGCAAGGTCTGGATTTCAGGCATTGATGCAGCACCCAAAGGTTGATGGCAGCATGGAAGACGTTCTGATGGAAGAACGGATAGGTAAGTCGGTTCAGCATAGAGCAACCTTCGTAGAGACCCATCCCATCATATCCAAGGAATGTGATACACATTATTATAATGTACCCAGCATAAATCGCAATCTTTCCTTTCTTAGTTCGTAACATCTTTCCTTCTCCTCCTTTCTCACCTTATGAAGAATCACGTGTATGGATTTCGGAGAAAGATAAAAACTGGGAGCCTCCTGATTGCACACGTAACTAATAGCATCCAACTTGGTGACAGAAGGATGCTGCTTGGTATAATCAATATATCTGCGGTATATTTCCTGAAACATTTCTCTCTTGGTAGGGTTCATGTTATTCAAGGATTTCCCTTTGATCATTGTCAGAATAACATTGTAAGCCCTGATATCCGAGACCCAAAAACGCTTGCTTGAAGATTGCAGTAATCTCTGCTCAATCTCCAAGAGGCTGATATTGTCTCTTACTGATATGATTTCCTTGTAAGCCCTCAATATGTCAGCGTTTCGCTCTTGTGTAAAGTCACATCGTGATCCTTTATGTTTCATTCTATTATGATGCAAAGTTACAAAAAAGTATTGAAACAGCCAAATTATTCATATACGATTAATTAAAGTTAACGGATAAGATTAATTATAGGCGGAAAAGCATTACTTTTGGGCATTGATTTATAAATTAATACATATATATATGCCTGATAATACAAATACGGAACAGAATGCTGGTGCTGCTGCACAGCAAGCTACGAAGACCAAGAGAGACTTGGCTTTGGAGCGTTTGAAGACTCGTCACCCAGATACCGAGTATGCGGATGATGAAGCTATCTATGGTGCTATCAATGATGATTATGATGCCGACCAGAAGTCTCTGCAAGGTTACAAGGATAACGAGAAGGCTATGGCTGACTGGATGGGAAGTGACCCTGCTGCGGCTACCTTCCTGCAAGCGATGAAGGCTGGTAAGAGTCCTTATGCAGAATTGATTCGTACCCACGGAGAGGATGCTATCGACTACTACTCTGATCCTGATAATGCTGACGAGATTGCCAATGCTCAGTCTGAGTTCTTGAAGAATGCGTCTGATGGCAAGAAATTGCAGGAGGAGTACGACAAGAATATGCCAGCCAGCTATGCGGTCTTCGACAAGCTGGAGGAGAAGTATGGCGAGGAAGCGGTGAATGAAGCTATTGACCAGTGCTTTCAGACGATGAACAATGTGGTGAAAGGTATCTTCACCGAGGATATGATTACCGCTTTCATCAAGGCGAAGAATCACGATACTGATGTAGCTGATGCTGCTCACGAAGGTGAGGTTCGTGGCAAGAATACCAAGCACATGAAGAACTTGGAACTGCGCAAGAAGGGCGATGGTACTGCCGACCTTGACTCAGCGAATGCCGAGACAAAGAAGACCGACAACCAGCCGGAACTGGGTGCGCTTGGCAGGGCTACCCGAAGAGGAAACATCTGGGAGCGTGGAAACGAAAAGCGAACACGCATCCGATAAGATAGAGTTAGATTTATATAATGTTTAATTAATATTTAGGATAATGAAAGTAACAAAAAGTACATTTAATCGACTGTTCTCCATTTTCATTATGGTGATGGCAGTTATTTTTGGTGTCAATGGTCAGGTGCTGATGGCTGAGGCTACTCTCCCTGATGGTGGTACTTCTGAGAGTGGTCACCCTGCGGAAGCTGGCGGTGCTCCTGCTGCTGGTGAAGCTGGCAATGGTGGTGCGGCTCGTCAGGATGAGGGTATTGCTTCTGAGACTAGCGGTCGTAGGCGAACAAGTGATGCTGGTGAGGATGATTTCTATACGAACGACATTGATGATAAAATCACCAAGATTCGTCCATCAGCGACACCTCTTGATCAGATTTCACGTTTTGCAAATACTAAGAAAGCTGATTCTTTCGTAGTTGAGTATCATTCTGTAGGCACACGTCCTATCAAGACTACCGTAAAAACTGCTCTTGCAGAAGCTAGTACAGGCAGTTCTGTTAAGCTGGAGGTAGATGATCCTGATATGTTTACTCTTGATGATACCATCAGAGTTGTAGGAGTAAAAGCTATTACCGACCATAATGGTGTGGCTTATACTGCCGATACTAATAAGGGTGTACCTACTCCTGATTTGGTTTTGTGCGTATGTGGTAAGGCTGATGATGGTATGCCTATTGTATATGCGGTTAATGGAAATCTTCTCCAGAAACAGCCTATTGGTGTTCCTGCTTTAAGTAAGGGTCAGGTGCTGATTCGTATGGCGAAGAGCTGCGGCGAGTTGGATGTACAGACTGGTCGTTTCAACAATATTCCAACTAATGATGTTCAGTATTGTCAGAATTTCATGATTCAGGTTGAGCAGAGTACATTTGACAAGATTGCAGCAAAGAAGGTAAAGTGGGATTTCTCTGATATGGAGGAGGATAGCATTTATGATATGCGTCTTGCTATGGAAGGTTCATATCTTTTCGGTGATATGGCTTGTATTCATCATACAGTCAAAAATGGTTCTGCTCAGTGGTTCACCAAGGGTGTATGGTGGATGGCTGGAAAAGACATCGAAATTGGTCATATAGCAAACGAAGATGACAAGAAAGTTGGCTTCAATGAGGGCGATGTTGTTATCTGGGATAATGAATTGGTTGATATTTCCAAGGATTTATTTGTTGGTACTGGTATTGGCAACAAGCGCAAGATTATTCTTGCTGGCTCAAAGGTTATGACTGCATTCTCTAAGATCCGTTCAGAAAAGTTCCGTATGAAGGACACCGTTGAAGTGTTCAATTTGAAGTTCAAGAGCTGGGAGACCGACTTTGGTGAGTTGCTGATGATTCATTCAGAGTTCTTCGATTTGCAGGGTATGAGTGATTGTGCCTTTGCTCTTGATCCTGAGTTCTTGGTGAAGCGAGTACACTTATCTTGGACTCGTAACGTTCTCGACTTGAAGAAGGCTGGAATCCGTAACACCGATGCAGTAGTTATTCAGGAGGTGGCTTGTCTGTACTTGAAGTACCCTAAGGCACATGCTCGTATGAAGCTGGCATCTGCCTAACGTTAGTAGTTAAATTACAATTATTCATTGAATAGAGAGGGGTGTGGGCACTAGCCCCATCCCTTTATTATTATAATAAGGTATATAATTATGTTTAAGACATATCAAGGATATTCAGATTTAGCCTTTAGTGTCAAGATGGATGGCGGTATGAGAAGAATCGTCTTTGACGGTCAGACTGGTGGAACCAGTATCTATTGTACTAGAGATGCTAAAGAACAGAAGGCTATTGAAAGCCATAGATGGTTTAACGATAAGTTCTGGCTTATTGAAGAGGTTGATGAAAAGAAACTGGAAGCAGATGCCAAGAAAAAGGCTGCTGCCAAGACTAAGAAGGCGGCTGAGGAGAAGAAGACCCATATCGTGACAGACTTTGAGGATGCCAGAGACTATCTGGCTGAGACCTTCGGTGTGAGCCGCTCGAAGCTGAAGACCAAGGAGGACATCTTGTCTATTGCCAAGGAAAAGGGTGTTGAACTAGAAGGACTTGAATAATGAAGAAGTATGCTGTATCTGATTTGGTGAAAGAAGTGAAGGTGCTCTTGGACAGAAACCAAGAGTCTTCCGGCTTGCTGACTCCCGATGATACTGATACGCTCTCTCAGGCAGAACTTATCAAGAGTAAAATCGTAGATGCAGCAAGTATCATTCTTTCCGATGCGCCAGTAGATATGGTGGATGGAATCAAGCTAGACAACATCAGCGTATCTTGGGCATCGAAGAACAATGCTTATGTCGGTACGGTCTATATGCCAGCCGATATGATCAGGCTGCTCAGTGTAAGAGCCAGCGACTGGAACCGCAGTGCCGAAATCATCACCGAGAATGATGAAGCCTACAAGTATCAGGGCTGCAAATATGGAGTGAGGGGCAATCCTGACCGACCTATTGCGGCTATCATCCATACCAAGGGCGGTAGATACCTAGAGCTATATACGAGCAAATCGAATAGCGTGACGGTTGACTTCACCTATGTGGCTCAGCCGGAAATCATCACGGAAAGCAGTGGTGCAGGGTATATCAATCTACAGAGCAACCTGAAAGATGCTATCCTCTATATGGCTGGCTATCTCACTTGCGTGAGTATGGGAGATACCGATACTGCGGCTGGGTTATTGGGTGTAGCCAGAAAACTGGCACATATTGTTGAACCAACAACATCGTAATCATGGCAAAGAAGAAAGAAAAAGCAAAGTTGTTGTCGCTGAGCAAGGTGGTGGACAGAGAGGAACTGGATAGCGTAAAAGCTTCCAAGAACCGATTCGACAAGCCATACGAGCGTGCCTTCTCCATCCTGCTGGAAGCCCAACGATACTATAACAACATGGATAACTTCCGAAAGCGTAGGGAGAGAAACAAGCGGTACTGCTATGGAGACCAGTGGGGAGATCTCATTGAAATCGAGAATCGGTGCGGCTTTACCAAACGTATCAAAGAGGAAGACTATATCCGTGAGCAGGGTAGTGAGCCGTTGAAGAACAACCTGATCCGAAGGCTGGTGAAGAATGTGCTGGGTGTGTATCGCTCCCAGAGCAAGGAACCTACCTGCAATGCAAGGGATAAGGATGAAAAGCGGTATGGAGAAACGATGAGTGTGGTGCTGCAATGCAATCGACAACTGAACCGAGAGACGGAAATGGATGCCCGAACAATGGAGGAGTTTCTGATCAGTGGTGCGGCTATCTACAAGAAGAAGTATGGATGGCGAAGGGGAAGGTTGGATTGCTGGACAGACTATGTGAATCCGAACAATTTCTTCATAGATAACAATATGAGAGATTTCCGTGGCTGGGATGTCAGCTGCTTGGGCGAGGTTCACGACATTACCATCGGCAATGTTCTGAGAGAATTTGTCAAGACTCCTGCCGAAGCAAGGAAATTGAAGGAGATTTACCGACTGGCTGCTGACCGAGACTTCGTGATAGCTGACTGCACCCAGCGTTTCGGAGAGTTTGATCCGAAGACCATCGACTTCATGAATCCTGCCAATCCTTCACTCTGCCGAGTGATTGAGGTATGGCGCAAGGAGAGCAAGCCACGCTATCGCTGCCACGACTATAACAATGGTGACGATTTCAAGATTGATATTGAAGATTGTGATGAGATTGTAGATGCAGAGAATCAAGACCGACTGGAGAGAGGTCTGTCACTCGGTATGAAGCGTGAGGATATTCCGCTGATTGAAGCCGAGTGGTTTATGGATGATTACTGGCATTTCTATTATCTTTCTCCTTTCGGTGACATTCTGAGAGAGGGTGAGACTCCTTATGCTCATGGTGAGCATCCATACTGCTTCAAGTTCTATCCGTTTATTGATGGCGAGATTCATAGCTTCGTGGAAGATGTGATTGACCAGCAGCGATATGTGAACAGACTGATCACGATGTACGACTTCATTATGAGGGCGAGTGCCAAGGGTGTGCTGCTCTGTCCTGAGGATTGTCTGCCGGATGATATGAGCTGGGATGATTTCTGTGACGAGTGGAGTAGATTCAACGGAGTGGTAAGATACAAGCCGAACAAGAGTGGTCAGGTTCCTCAGCAAGTAGCTAATAACTCAACGAACATCGGTATCGGTGACTTGCTCAACTATCAGTTGAAGTTCTTCGAGGATATATCGGGAGTGAATGGTGCGCTGCAAGGTAAACCAGGAGTATCAGGTACGAGCGGTTCACTCTATGCCCAGCAGACACAGAATGCCACCATGTCGCTGCTTGACATCTTGGAGAGTTTCAGCCAGTTTATCATTGATGGTGCTTACAAGACGGTGAAGAATATGCAGCAGTTCTATGATGTGGCTCGCAACTTCAACATCGTTGGCAGGGCAGGACAGATTGTTCGCTATGACCCGAAGAAGATTCGTGATGTAGAGTTTGACATCAATATCACGGAGAGTACGGCTACTCCTGTATATCGTCAGATGGCAAACGACTTCCTGATGCAGTTGTGGCAAGCTCAGGCTATCACCTTGGAGCAGTTGTTGCAGGTAGGTGATTTCCCATTCGGTGACGAACTTCTGCAGTCGGTATCATCCCAGCAGGAGGCAATCAAGAATGGTGAGACTCCTGCTGGTTTCTCTCCTCAACTGCAAGCGCAAGTGGATCAGGCATCACAGAGCAATCCAAAGGCTCAGGCGATGTTGCAGCAGATGATGAGCGGTCAGGGTGTGCAGCCTAGCGAGCAGTATGCACCGCTTTCGGCATAGTGATTAGTTATTAATGTTTAGTGTTAGATATGATAGCAGACAAGGAGAATAATCAGAAATGGTATGGCAATGGGAAACCTGATGCCAGCCAAGGAAGCAATGCCAACAAGGGTATTGCTACGGAGACCCAAGGCAGGGAAGACAATCCCGACCTTTACGAGAATGACGTACTCGGCAAGGTGGCGAAGCGCAAGAAGAACGACATCTGGTCGAGGGGTGGCGAGAAGAGAACTAAATTCAAGGACGAATAAAGAAAGGAGGTGTTTTATCGTAACTGTATTCTTCTGATATTCAGATGGCTACAGAAATCTTTGGGAGTTTATGGTGCTCAGCGCAAGATATATGTATCTTTGCAGCATCATAAACTCTTAATTTTTATATATTATGGATTTTGTAGATTTCGTTGATAAGTATCAGCAGGATATGACTCCTGAACAGATGTTGAGTATAGCCAAGGCTATGGGTAAGTATCTCTCATATAAGTTGAGCGATGTTGAGGTACATCATCTTTGTGCGATGGTGTATGGTGTGTTGAGCGAAGAGCATTTTGACAAGCACTTTGCCGATGATGCTATCAAGAAGATGTGGTACGAGGATGAGGATGGAACCAAGCACATGGCTCCTTTCTTTACGGACAAGGAGATAAAGGAAGCCTTTGACCAGCATAAGGATGATATTTCCGACTACAACATCTTTGACTTGGCTGTTACGATGAATCTGCTCAGAAGCGATCATCATAAGCTGCTGAAACAATATAGCAAGGATGAGGAGGAATTGAAGGAAATGGTGGTGATGATGGCTATCGAATACCTTCAAGACCCTGACTGCTTGCATCCTACAAGCAAGGTATGGCACAACATTAACGGATAAGATAATAGTTACGGGAACATATCTTATCTTTGCATATTATTAATAATATATAAAGATAAGATATGACTCCAAACGTGCGTGAAGGATTGCAATATGGTGCAGCTATTGGAATGTTAGTGAGTGGTGTTGTCCTCACCTTCCTATCATTCTTTCTCAACAATTATGTGGTGTCTGATGGTGTACTCTGGTACGTCAGCCAGACATTGGTTTACTCTGGGGCAATCTTCGGAGTGAACATTTATTTCAAGACCAAACTGGGCAACTTTGAGAGTAAGGTGAAGGACGAACTCGCAAATATGCTGAAACAAGTAAAGGAGGGCAAGTAACTATGAAGGTAACAAGAGAACAGATTTTAGAGATCATGCCGAATGCCAAGGATAAGGTGGATGCTTTCCTGCCTTACATCAACGGCTATGCCGAGGTTTTCCATATTGATACACCGAAGCGAATGGCGCATTTCTTGGCTCAGATAGCCCACGAAACGAGCGAGCTGAGATATACCAAGGAAGTGGGCGACAAAGCTTACTTCCAAAGGTATGATGTGGGTAAGTTGAAGAATATGCTAGGCAACCTGAAAGATGGCGATGGCTACAAGTATAGGGGCAGGGGATTGATTCAGATTACGGGTAGAGCCAACTATCAGGCTTACCAGAAGAGCAAGTACTGCCGAGGTGACATCATGGAGCATCCCGAACTGCTGGAGCAGCCATTGGGCGCAACCAAGAGTGCGATGTGGTGGTGGTGGAAGCACGGCTTGAATGAGCTGGCTGATAGTGATAGCTTCTTGGCAATCACCAAGACCATCAATGGCGGCACATACGGCTTGGAGCACAGACGAACATTCTTGAAGAGAGCTAAGGCTGCATTAAAGGTATAGGCTTATGAAGAAGTGGTATGATTCAGATGTATGGCAGTTGCTGATCTACATTTTAGCTATGCTGCTGGTGGCATTTATTATGTCGGGATGTAAGACTTCCTACGTCCCGACGGAGAAATTCGTATATCGTGACGTAGTAAAATGCGATACCCTGCATACTTCTGACAGCATTTTCGTGCATGATTCGGTATCAAGTTCACAGAAGGGAGATACCCTTTTCGTTGACCGATGGCATAAGAAGGTGGTTGTGAAGACCCAGTATAAGGTAAGGGTGGATTCCTTCATCCGAAGAGACTCCATCCCAGTACCCTATCCAGTAGAGAAGCAGCTCTCCAAGTGGGAGCAGTTTCAGTTGAAGTATGCGATGTGGTCGATGGGAGCGATGTTCGCCCTGCTCATCATTTTAGATTTAATCATCTATAGGAAACATAAGAATGGCAAATTTATCAATTTCAATCACAAAAAGTAGCATCTATGAGGAGGTGGCGAAGACTACCGCTTATCTAGGTGCAAAGAATAAGCTGGATGATGGCAAGTCTGCCTTCGACCAGATATTTGTTACGGATGCCGACTTGGCGATGATAGAGCGATTCTATAATGAATCGAAGGATGCGCTGCTCAATCTCCTGAAAAGATTCATGCCCACCATCGGCTCTTCTACTGATGGCAACATCAACTGGACTCTGAGTATGCCTAGCCGGTTCGATACCAACATGAGCGGTTCCATCACTTCATCCGCCACCTCGTTCATCGTGAACAGTATCGTTGCCAAATGGTGCGAGATTACGGCTAACGACAAGGTGAAGGAGTATGCCGATAATGCGGCTGCTCTTCTGCTCGACATCAAGGATAAGGTGTTTAACAAGACCAAGCCAACACGAACTAAAATATAAAAGTATGCCAAGAAAGAATTTAACTATCACGTTGTATATGAGTGAACTCATATACGACTTCCAGAACAAAGCGTTCCTGACAGGACGGAGCCGAAGAGCTGCGGATATGGATGCTGAGGCTGCCAGCAATATTCAGGCTAGCGATGATGATGAAGATAAGAATCAGGCATTGCGAAGCATTCAGAATGCCTATAGCCAGTTGCTGGTAGAGTTGAGCGAAGCTATTGAGAAGGGTTCCGGCACTACGGCATCCAACAAGCTGATCAGTGATACCGACAATATCATCATCAAGCTTTCGCTTCCATCCAATTACTCGCTGGGCTTGAAGGATGCGCTGACCAGTTCCATCCACGACTATATCATCAACAAGGCACTGATGGATTGGTTCACCATTACCAATCCTAATGAAGCGAAGGTGTATAGCGAACTGGCGGTTGTGTCATTGAGAAACTTGCACGAAACGTTCAACAGACGTGAGCGACCTAGCCGGACAGCTCCTAGCGCATAGAGGGGAGGTGCAGCATGAAGACTTGCAACAAGGGTCACAAGGTGATGATAGAACTGCAGAAGAGCGAGCTGATCTACGACATTAGAAATACGGCTTACACTTATGCGGATTCGATTAGGAGTGGGGTAGCAGATTCCCACCTCATCCATAACATCTATGATGTGGCAGAGGATGGCAATCGGGATAAGCTGGCAAGAATCTTGGATTCCACCATAGAGGATTGCAGGGAAGTGCTCTACCGATTCACCAAGATGGAAATGCTGGGAAGCGGCTTTGATTCCAATGTGTGGGAGGAGTGCATCGGTTCGCCTACCAATGAGGAGGAAGCCTACTATCTGGCTCTGAGAATGCCAAATGGATTCTCTTCTACGAGTGTGCATACCATGACCGTGTATATTCACGACTATATCGTCAATCAGGCATTATACGAATGGTTGATGGTGGTCTATCCCGAAGGTGCAGACAGATTCTGGGCACTGGCGGAAGAGAAGAAGGAAAAAATAAAGAATGCAAGCAATCGCTCAGCGGTAAGGGCGAGGATCAGGCTTCATCCTTTCTAGACTTATGGTTAACGAAAAAGCAAGGGCAGCCGTCTGTGAAGATAGCTGCCCTTATTGATATTAAAATTATGAATGTATATGAAGAAAAACTTATCTAAGCTTGTTTTGCAGTCGGGCAACAAACTCAGTTCCTACGCTATGAATGGATTCATCGTAGCTGAGACTGCCCATTACTGCAAAGCGGAAATACTTGTAAGGTGATCCTGCCATACCAGCCAGAAGCTGGTTGACGGAAGAATGGATGTAGAACCAGTTGAAAAGGTCGTTGCTTCCATATAGCACCACACCCACCTTACCTTTTGCAGCGTTGCGGAAATAACCACGGATGATGCTCTTGAACATCGTCTTGTGAATATTCTCCTGATTGAGAGTCAACGGACGTGTACAGAAGAAATAGGAAACGCTTCCCGATGGCTCCTTGACATATACATCAACAATCTTTCCGCTCTGATTGATGGCATAAGACTCAGGGTAGGAGTTGACGGTGGAACGGAACACATTGTGCATTGTTCCCCACATTCTACTCTTCAAGGAATACACATACGCATAGGTGTAGTCGGGTCTGAACACGATGATGCGGTTATCGTAATAATCATAGATCAGACTCGCCTTCTGCAGGAATGTTCTGAATCGGATATATTGAGTATCATATTCAGGAATGCCACCAAGGGCAAGCAGCTTCTTCTGATAGTCGTTTTTGAATATCTGGGTGAAGACAAACGGATAACCATCAAGAACATCTGTGATACACTCGGAATCCCTGCCTCTCTGCATCATGATTCCTCGTTCCGTAGGGAACAGAACGGCATCATCAATCTGCAAGATACCCTTAGGGTTGGAACAAATATCTCTGTTGGCTGGCTGTCGGGCATCGTAGGTTCCTTCCTGATTGGTCATTAACACCCATACACCTTCATCGGTGAAAGCATAGAGAGGGGCTTCGCCAAACTGACCCTCGCTGATTGGTCGGGTATTGGCGGCTAGTGTATTGATAATGGATGATCCAACCTGAACCGAGTTCTTGGCAGGGAAGACCATCGGATTCTCGGCTTTGCTGACCTTGACTACATTAGGCTGCTGAGATACATACTTCTGATTGTCGGTCTTGCTCAATGCCGCATTATACTCAGCTTTCGTAATCTCGGTGAAGTCTCCCGTATCAATCGGTGTAGAATCCCAAGTATATCCAGAAGGGATAATGGCTCCGCTTCCGCTACCAAAGCTTCCTCCACTGGTTTCGCTTGCTTTAGTGCTGCCACCACCAAAGTCTCCACCAGAAGAACTGCTCTTGATGAGCTTATGGCGATATACTTGCATAAAGGCAGGAAGTCCGGCATCATCGTGGTAACGGTACATATAATCAGACAACTCTGGATTTTCTGCTTCTGTCGGTGCATCAGTTCTTCCTCCAAATCCCTCGTTGTTCAAAGTATTTGAAGTCTGTCTATCTGCTGCAACTGGTGTCGAGCGGTTCTTACTGATGTTGATATAGTAAGACATTCCGAACGTCTCGGAAGGTTTCAGCTTAACTTTCTTGGAGTAGTATTTATTGTATTTAGGGAGATAGAAGTAAATGGTCATAGCCGTAGCAAGAGTGCTAGGATATGCCAAGATTGGGCTGAGAGGGTATTGCAGCTTACCCTTGTAGTAAATATCTCTCTTGATACTGTTCTCACTGATGCTGACCTGATATACTGCATCACAGATGTAATCGGTAGAGAGTGTATTATTGGTGGCAAGATCAGTGTACTCATTCAGGTACATCTGATTATTCGAGACTTTCCGGCTGGAGAAAATATTGGTATCAAAAGCATTGAAGATAGTCTTCTTCACGTTTCCGATATGTAAGCGGTTGTTGTATGTAATGGAACATTGACCGCCAAATGAGCTTCTCTGAAAGTCTGCAAGAGAAATACTTTCCTCGGTCTCCAATACTCGTTTGAGAGGAATAGCTGTGCCGAATTTATCCTTGCTGATGCTTGTGCTCAGATAGAAAGACTTCTTCTCGAAAGACTGATATACATCTTCCTCTGACAGATATTGAAAAGCATCGCAATTAACTCCTGATGCCATTTTGTCGTTCCAAAGGTAGCACTTATATCGTGATATTCCTTTGGTTTGTTTCTCCGTATCAATAAATGATTCCGGCTGGGAAAGATAAACATCTACACCGCTGATGAGGTCTTCAAGACCTTCGGGTATATCCATATTGATAACGATGGAGTGAGTATGAAGGCTTGTGCTAGTACCAACAGCCTTTTTCTCCTGATACCAGATAAACTTGTTGAAAGTCGTTTCTGGTGCAAGAATGAATGGATTTGATATATTGATGTATGATACACCATCATATAGACGGATGGCAATTACACCAAAAACCGTATATTTGAAATACTCCGTGCCATTCTCCTCCAACTGTTTATTGATCAGCGCATCCAAAGCATTGAAAATGATGGATGCACCTTTAAGAGAAGTATCTGTTTTATTGGAATAATACTTGTTTGACACAAAAGCGGAATCCCAATCATCACCAAGATTAACGGAAGCATTGCATACCACCGACTTTGTGTTTGAGATAACTGCACTATAGTTGATGGCGGATAAGTCGAAACTAGTGTAATCGCTTCCGTTCCAATAGGCATACTTAGTGCTTTCCTCTCCCACAAAACACAAGATGTTTCCGATGGCACTCACGGCATTGACTTGGAAATCGCCAAGACTAATGGTGTTCTCACTTCCGTTTCCGCCTTTCTCTGTCCAATACCAAGTATTACCATTACGGATGATGTAGTGGGAGTGAATGGTGTTATTGTGAGTAACCTTGTGAATCAGTTCGATGCTGGCTCCATCAGGTATGGTAATGGCAGAATCAACCACCACTGGCTGGTGGATAGGGTGGAGTGCTCCATCCTCGTTGATGAGGTTCAGGCAAGTTCTCAACTCACCCTCCTGACTTTCGTGGTCGGAAGGCGAGTGGGAAAGACCTTGAAATAATACTTCTTTAATCATATTTGTATTGTTATGGGTTTGGACGTATGATCTCGTAGTACGTCTCGCCATTTTTGTCCTTTCGAGGAATGCAGGTCAGGCGCACCATTTTCTCTAGTGGAAGATTGTAATCATCAAGTATGGCTGTAACCGATGGTCGTTCGCTGCGGAAACCTATCTTGTTATGCTCCTGGTTGTACTGGAGCTGACAGAAGTCGGTCTGAGCATTGCGAAGTTCCTCCCAGTCCTCTCTCAGGCAGAATCCGTATGTTCTTCTGCCGATGATACGGAAGACGAAGATGGAGCTATCTATTCGTGCTCTCATCATAATATGCTCGTAGATACCCTTCGAGAGAGTGACAGAGTTGGCTCTACCATCAAGCACAACGAAATACTTACGATACAAGAAGCCTTGGATGTTCTTGCATATCTTGTCTTTAATATAACTGAATTTCATTTTGCAAATATACGAAGTTTTGGTTAGAAAAGATTATTATCCGTTTACTTTTGCCTTCTTCTCGTAGTACTGGCGAAGGCGAAGCTTGGCATTCTCTGATCTGAGACAACCGCAAGACTGGGTTACTCCTCGGAGCAAATTGCAGGATAGAACAGAAACACCTCTACCACAATCACACTTACAAATCCAATAAACACCATTCTTACTGGATTTGCCGGAGCGGCAGCAGACATAGAGTCTGCCAAACCGCTTTCCTTTCAGGTCAATCAACTTTCCCATATCTTATTTCTTGCTAAGTTCCTTTGCCTCTTCAAGAGATAATGGCTTGCCGCCAAGAGGAATGCGGAAGTCGAACTTGGAACGGAAGGAGTAGTAGCAGACGAAATCGAAGCTCTCCTTCATTCTCTCGTCAGTGGTGATGTATTTCTGATAAGCGATAACATCATCTTCTGAGCGATAGATGGTAGAGTTAACGAAGTAGTTGCTGGTTCCCTTATTGGCAATGACTGCGATATAGAACTTCTTGCCAAGGATGCGCTCTGTGATGCGCTGAATAATAGAGATTTTCATTGTATTCATATATTAAATTTGATTAATTATTAAGATGAATGCAGATAGGCTGCACTATTATAACTATTCGATTCCACAAGATACAACACAATCCTCTGTATTGATACCTCGGAAGTGCTCACATCGCTGGCAAGCAAGGCTACCTACCATCAGGAGTTCATGGGTGTACTTGCCTTGAATGCCGAATGGGCAGGGAGTGATGTACTCGAAGTGACCACCGACATATTCGTTTACGGTATATTTTGGATTTTTCATTGTCTGTTAGTGTGCTGTGTATAATTCTAGATTTTTGTAGTATTTTCTTGTAACAGAAAATATTTTTTTCTTGTCTCCGCCACATGACTTTTGTTCAGGGCAGAATCCTCTGTACACACATTGAGGAACACAAGCTGATGCAAGCAAAGGCTCGATGCAAGCCAGCTTATCAAGTACCTTATACCACACCTCTCTTGTTTCTTCGGATGCCTTATTGCAGAGTCTCAATTTAGAGATATTAATAATCTCCTGAGCGTTGAGGGATAGCTGCAAGTTGACCAAATCATCCTGACGCATATCGTGGCGAGATACCTTGGAGCCAGTAATATCTGGTCGGGAGGTTGAAACGAATGGCTGAGCGTGAACGTGGCGAACAAAATGGTTGCTCACCCAGTATGGTATGCCATACATCTTAATATCGAAATCCAGCAATCTCAGTGGCGAGTGCTCGCTGATAATCATCTGCTTCTTGAACTCATCGCTAGGCTCCTTACCCAGCGGTTCTTTTCGTTGTGTGAACCGAGCAGCATCCACCACTCGCTCCCAATCTGTAACTTTTGTGATTTCTATTTTCATAACTATTTTTATTTTAGTTTCTAACCTTTCTTCTACCTGATCCGGAAGCTTTCTCCTTATCCCATTCAGCGATAGCTTCCGACAAATACTTATCCATAGCCTTAGTTAATAATCTATCCATGACTATTCGTCTTTACTCGCCTGATCTCCAAGTATATCCTTGATTTTCTTTTCGATGAACTCATTAGAAGTGAGTTTCTGAATAAGTTCATCTATATCAGGTAACTCTGCATCAACTCCGACTTCCTGATTTTTGGAGGAAACATATTCCTTTAGTGCTTTCATCCAAGAACTATTAGCCATCTCTGCCAACGAATCTTTTTTGCTCTCGTAGGCTTTCTTTAAATCTCCGTTATCACGGAAATATCTGAGCACTTCCGTCAATGCAACAATGAAGTTCTTGTCTATCATCGGGTTGCTCTTTGCCTCTTCCAGTTTAAGCATTAGGAAGAGTAATGATGAATGTAAATCTGTTTTGTTCATAATTAACCCTTTCTTCTACGATTCTTGATATGTAATGCTAAAGCGCAAAACGACAACAATAGCACTAATAATTGTCCTGCTTCCATATTACTTTTCCTCCATTATTTCTTTCTTGTTAAACTTATCGCCTTGGCGATACGGTGGTCTTTCTTTGCTCCCCATGGCTTATTTACTGTACATACATATAAATGGTAGGGAGTCCATCTTCTGTGCCAATAAAAAGGATATACCTCTAAATTGGCTTTCATTATCTTCTTTGCTAGTCTAATCTTCATACGCTATAATTGCTTTAATTTATTGAATATCTTGGCAAAACGGTGCATGTAATCAAAGTTAACGCTTTCACCATACTCACACACCATTCTGTTATATAGCCAACGTAGATGCTCCGCATCCTCGTGGAACTCTTTAATATCTTGTTCGTCTAAGACTATTTGTTTCTTCATACGCTACTTCTCCTTTCTGCAATACTTTTTTGATAAGCCATTGAACCGCTCATAGTTCGGCAGCTTGGGAGAGATTTCAAACTTCATCGTTGTAACATCATATCCTCTATCAGTCATTTCTTTGACAAACTCTTTGGTAAAGACATTATCAAAGAGATAATGAGCATCTGTTTGGGTCATAAACCCTAGAGGGTGATAAGCACCAATACAGTTCTCTTTCTTATCCCAATATGCCGTTAGCTTTTCTTTCTTTTTAAGACTCATACGCTACTTCTTTTTAATCACATAAGTTGTATCTTTGTTATCAACCACATAGATACCCAAGGTGTCTAAACGGCAATGGCAGCTCTCGGCGTGAATAACACAAACTCCGTGTTTCGTATCTACTAGCAGATAGTCGTGCCCTTTCTTGGTGAATACAGATGTACCAAAATCCCTTGCAGGTTCATCGCTATTAGCCAAAGAGCGGATGCCCTCAAATATCAATGCTCCTACAAGCAAGCACAAGACGAACCAAACGGCTGACTTGGCTAAGTCTAAAATCTTTTTCTTCATACGCTACTTCTTTTTATCGAATTCATTACCAACAATAGACCATTCAGAACAGTGAGCAATAGCTGTAAAAGAAAAATTAATATTCCCAGTAACATCTGAACATTTAAAACCACATAAAGAATCATCCCATTTTACTGTGGCTACACGTTCAAAGTGTGGGCTACTTATAATATCACCTTCCCAAATCTCATTGCCTTCACAATCTTTCAGTCCTGTGAACTGGCAGACGGTGGAAGGGTCAACTTCTGATACATTAAATCCGTTTCTTAATATTGCTATCTTACCATCTTCTTTATGAATTAAATCGCCTTGTACCCAAGCTCCATCTAAGATACTCTTTGCCTTGAATTTAATATCTTCTACTTTCATAAGCTATCTTAAAATCTTAATTTTAATACCTAAATACTTTTCCATTTCTTTTAACCCATTTTCGTTTACACTATAATAATATATATCACGAGGAGCCCCTATACCATAAGGCTGAATGCTTCTTTTAGCATATCCTTTTGACCATAAGGAATCCCATAAGGTATCTGGCTCATCATAATACATCACTCCATTGCGAAAGGCTTCATAAACACCTCTTTTTGGTTTCTTCCAATCTAAGCCAATGCAATGTTTCATCTTGTATAATTCGTCTGATGTAAGCATAACTATTCTTCTTTAAAATACGACTTTATTTTATTCCAAACTTCCTTTGGCGAATAATGCCACATGACGTATATAGCAATAATCACCAAGGCTATTAAGAAAGCTGTCTCTATATCAAATCCTTCTCCTATCTGGCGTATTATATGATATGAGCCATCACTTCCATAAGATATATAACTGTCACTCATAACTATTCTTCTTTAAGTTCTACTGGCTCATCGTCATAAGACAAATCTCTTCCAATGAGCTTCTTAATGCTACCCTTTGGAAGTTGAAAACCATAAGCTCCACGTATATCTTGTGGCAACCAATAATTATGTTCGATGCAATCACCAGCCCACATATCAGGCTTGTAATGAATATCCATTCTCCGATATAATCTACTGCTACCCATGCCATAACTATTCATCAATTTTTACGCCAAAAGGAACGAGGTCAGCAAATGCAAACTTATCAAAAGCATCTTTAAATGAATACTGTATTGAAGTATATACTGATACATATTCTAAACATCGGATAAGATACATAACTCCATCCCTTCTACCAACTACCCACCCGAACGGCTGATGCTTTAGCATTTCCTGCCAGCACTCTTCTGCATCCTTGAATGGTCTGTACTTTGGCTCTGGCTTGATTCGGTACTCTGTATTTTTCCAAAACTCAATCTCTTTCATTTCCGTCCAATCATTCGGAATATCTGAGCATTCTACGACACTCGGTTTTGTCCTACACTCAATTGCCTTTCCTTCTGCAAAAGCTTTCATGATAGGATAAAATTCTTTAGCTTGATTTCTGTCCATAACTAAAATTCCTTTCCTTCTTCAATTCTTTTTATTAGATTTTTTAATCTGGCTTCAATATGGTCTTTTTCAAGACTTTCAGGTTGTTTGAGAAGCCAATTTAAATCTCCTTGTAGTATCTTTTTATAAGCCTCTGGTGATATTAGTACACTCATTTTCCTTCCTCCAACTCTTTAAGTGCTCCTTCCAAGTAACCAACAATCATTTTTTCTTCAATTTTTGAATAATAGTTACCATTCATATAACGAATAGTCTTTTCAATAGCTGATTTTATTTTTTTCTTTGTTCATTGCTTATTCTCCTTTTAAAATTTCTATTAATGCTTTTAACTTCTCTGCATCTTTTAATCTCCTAAGCAAAGGAAATTCTTCAGAACAATCATGAGGACCACCTGGTCCTAATCCTAATCTAACATTACAACTACCATCTTTAATATAGTTATCTCTACTAGCATACCAAGAATTATCGGTATCATAAAAATCTATCTTAATATAAAGAACCCTATTAAATTTATGCTCTTTCTCGTTATATGTATTATCAGATAACCATAAATCCCAAAATTCTGTACTTCTAAGAGCTGGATGCCTTTCAAATCCAAGCTCTTTTAATATCTTCTCCGTTATCATATTACTTACATTTATATTAATCTTCTACAATAAACCCATTTTCAGTGCAAGTGTCAATAGCTCTAATTGCTATCCAAATCGCTTGCTTCTGTTCATCGTCTGTAAGACTGCTTCTAATCTCACACAACTTTCTCTTTGCTTCTATTGTTTTCATATTCTCTTCTTTTTACCCTCTCCCTGTTGCCAAGGAGAGGGTGGTTAGTTAATCTTTTTTCGGCTTAATACCCCATGCAAGGCATCCAAATCTAACATCAGTACTAATGTTTGAGCCATCAAAAACTCTCTCTTTTCCTCCAATAGACGTTAGGGTAATACCTATAGGCAATGAAGGATAGAGATATAGAGGAATCAAACGAAGTCCAAGAGTATTTTTCTCGTTGGCAACCTTCTTATCAAATTCCTCCTTTGTAAGGTGTCCCTTGTCTAATGCAGATTGTAAACAAGAAATTTCTTCCTCAACATCTTCTTCAGATTGCCAACTTCCAAAATGTAAAGCCTTACACTGACTTTCTGTAAGAGCATTCCAATCAATGTCTTTCTTAAATTGTTCTTGAACTTTTTGCCAAGCATTATTGAGACTTTCCTTTTTAAATTCTTCGTCCCACTTTTTATATACTTGGATACACGCAATTTGATTTGCGAGCCAACCCAAAGTTTCACTAACTTTGTCTTCTAATGAAATCTGTTCCATATTACTATCTATTTATATCCTTTGCAGGATGGTTAATCAATCTTCTTGATGCTATCGACTTCAAAGCTAAATAGCACAAACTCTCTATTAGAGCGAGTACCATCTTTCTTGGCAGGGTTGATTCTTGCCACTACCATGCCAGTATAGTAGCCACCACTACCTCGTTCTGGAATGATGCTTGCAATCCAGCATATACCAAATCTAGTGCAGCTTACTTTGTCACCAACCTTAAAAGGAAGACTTTTGATATATTTCTTCACTTCGAAGCAAATCTTGTTATTTGCATCATTAATGGCAATTTTTTTGATGCTCAACTTTTTCATTCAATTCTTCTTTTGTCATATTCTATCCATTTATGCCCGAAGGAAGTTCACTAATCAGAATCACGTTATCATTCGTTACGTTGATTCCCTTAACTATCTCTACTTTGTCTCCATGCTGAAAGCAGACCTTTCGTTTGCCTAGAGAACTCAATACTTTTGCTACTTGTTCTGATGTCATGTTACTACTATTTATGCCCGAAGGCGTTAAACACCGATTTTTATAGCAATAGCCGATACGACTATTGTTAGGAATATCAATACTCCTAGAATCAATCCTAGCATCATATCATCTTTATTTTCCATACCTACACCTCCATTTCTGAGTTAAGATGAAAAATTGAGAGGATATGCTGTAAATCAGAAACAAAATCAACATCTGAGAGCTTCAATCTAGCAAAACATTGTTCTTTGTGGATAATGTCATTCGTTGCTCTGATATAACAAACTTTATGCTCAAATGCAAAGACAATACCCAATGTAGCATTATCATCAATTTTTAGCAACAACGAATCTCTACTAACTTTCCATCCGTTTCTAAGAAGTATATCCTTTGTTAAAGGAATAGGTTTTATCTCGTCATAAAAACAGACTTCTCCCCAACCTTCACAATAGATAACACTATCCTCATCAACATTTGAAACTTTTACTACTCTTGGTTTCATTGATTCCGTTTCTATCGTTACCAAATCTCCCGGAATGTATTTTACCATACGCTTTACTTTTCACATAACACAAACTTCCCATCCTTAATACCGATTGATTCAATACCTTTCGTACAATAATCAGTATCTCCGTGAGGGTTAATAACATATTCTCTTTTTATGCAAACATCGCTTTCTGGCTTTGTTAGCAATATTTCTGCTAAATCTTTTGCTTTCATACGCTTTACTCCTTAACTTCTTTGAAGATTATACACTTTTTGTCTGAACGTTCACATCTTAAACATGCAAAATCAAAATCAGCACGTTTAAAACACTCTCCTGATGTACTAAAGAAACATCCTTTGCAGCCACCTTTACGTTCAACAACTTCAAGAGTAATGGTTACTCTTTCGCCAACTTTAAGTTCTTTCATTTTCTTTGCTTTTTACAATATTGTACACTTGTTTTAACTTATCTGTTGATAAACGTTTGAAATCAAAAGAACTGATAGCGTAGATGAGAGTCTTACGAAGATTCTCTTCTTTAACATCTGATATTTCCTTTTCTGTAGGAACAGATATTTTTCTAACATTCCATCTATCACCACCGCATTGCCAGCCCGAATCTCTTCTAAATCTAGCGTTATTAACAACAATTTGAGTCTTTGTTACTTTATCAATTTTGGCGATACGTCTGCAAGACCGACCTACAACTAGCACATCATCGCCAGCAATCAAATCTTTAAGCTCTTTCATTGTTCACCTCCCTCCTTTGGTAATAAATCATCAATATAGAGCCAACGAGATATGTGAGCACCTTTATACCATTCTCTCCAAGCACAAACATTGTTACCATTTGGCATATACTTTATAAGATGATAAATAGGCTTTCCGTACTCATAGGTTGTTTCCAATATGAGATTCTTCACTTTCTTTGGCTCTTCACTAGCAGGATACCACAAGTCCTTCAAAAACTCATTGATAGCCCACTTAGCACCATGTCTAAACCCCTCTGCTATAAACGGAGCATCCTGTGAAGCAGGATATCTATTGTTGCAATAATATCTTGCAGCTTCTTCTATTTTCTTATCGTCTATCATAACTTACTTCTCCTTTAAACGTTCTATTAATTTATCTGCGATTTTGATAGCAGAATTAACAACATTGTCATACATAGAGCCAGAACGTTGTGCAAGACTTGCTGCAACATCTTTTGCTATCTCATATCTTCTCTGCTCCCAAATGGCATCTTCTTCGTCTTCATTCTGAGTAAAACTCGGACAAAGTTTTACATTTTCATCACTTGATTTGGGTCTTTTGTTACAAGTGAAATATCTAGAACAGTAATTACATAGCCCTATCATACTTCGCCTCCTTCCCAATCGTCAGTTGTACCAATCAGCTTTGCAGTCTCCTCATTAAAGGGAATGCAATAAACTCGCGATTCACCACCTACTGTTTGGTAGTTATATACATTAAGGTGTGACAGATTACGAAAGAAGAAAGCAGGTTCCCAAATCTCATTTTTCCCATCTCTAACCAACACCTTATCAAATGGTTTCAGCTCAACCTTTGTCTCCAAATCAACAATCTGTTTCTTCTCAGCATCCCAAGCCTTGCCTTCCTTTGCTAGTGCTGAAAAGAGTTGCTGCTTCTCTGAGTCTGTGGCAAAATTCATTTTGCCCTCAAAAAATGTCCACGCACAAGGCAATGTAGTATGACAATCTATTACACCTGTATTATTTGTTTGGAGTGCATGGAAAGCGTAATAATAGAAAGAACCTTCAGTTCTCAGTCTATTAAAAATAAAAACTATATCACAGTTTTTCTTATGCATAGTTACTATATCCCCATCCTTGAACTCAGGCTGAGCCTTCTCTACTTCAAGGGTCTCACAATTGAGTTTGCCACCTAATTTTTCCTCAATACATTTGATAAAAGATTTCGCCTCCTCTTCTGATGCTAAAGTATGTAAATTGGTATCAAGAAAACCATCTTCTACCAAATTAATTGTCTTTGCATAGAAACTAGTATAGTTGTCATTTGCCCATCTATCGAAGAGTATCTTTAAACCTCTGCTATTTACCAATACATCGCCCTTCTTCCAAGCGAACTTAGACCAATCACGCATTTCTTTTGAAGGAAAAAGGATTGGCTCTCCATATTTATTATATTTTCCGTTATTATAGAAACTATAACTAGTACATTCTTTGGCTTCCACAAAAATACGAGGATCTTTATCATTAGAGATGCTACAATACTCAAGCTCTCCAAAAGCATCAGCATACAGTTTAGTTCCTTGCGGCTTATCCTTAAGGATTTTCGCTATGTTTATCTTTTCTTCCATATCACTTTACTCTTTTGAATTGAACATTCTTTCCGTCTTTTCTAGTGCTTGCGCTACAGATAAAATCACCGCAAACATTCTCACAGATATTGCTACTTATCTCATCGAAAAAACAGCTATTGCATTCTTCTTTCTCGCTTTCAACCACCTTCAAGACGATTTCTGAGCCAATAGATAAATCTTCCATAACTAATTTCTCATTATGTGACACTTAATAACCTTGTGAACCGCATTTGGCTGCTGCTTATTGAAATTCTGAATAAACTCTCTTTCCATTTTCTCAGGGAAGATGGGCTTGGTGGGTTTCGGGATTGTCAGGATGGCAAGAATCTTGCTGCCATCCGACAATTCTATGAGACACCTTCTACTCATTTGTTCTATTCCAAACATACGTGTCCTCCTAGTATTTATATCCGTGAAGATACGGACGAGTTTCGTTATACTTCATTTTCAGCTTGATCTGCTCTTTCAGGTCGATTCTGTTGTTATGGGCAATCGCAAAGATGTCCATCAGAAGCTCCTGAAGGTATTTGGCGAGATACCAGCTTGGTGAACTATCCAAGTCCAATACTCCCATCTTCTCGATGATGCGGTATAAGTCTCCGGCTAAATCAAATCCGAAGATATAACTTGCCAGCTTGTACTCACCTATGAGGTCTTCATCTTCTGATAGCTCGATTTTGTCTCCCTCCATGATCCAACCCAAGAGTGAGAGGATGCGAATGGCGATGTCGGCAAACTCAGACTCAACCGTACCTTCCAGCGTGTTCTTGTAGGAGGTAGGCATATCCCTGCCCATTTCAATCTCCATCTCGTAGTCTTCGATGGAGCCGTGTCTGCCTTTTCTGTCGGCTTGCAATACCTCGCTCATTTCCACGATGATGAACATCAGAAGAAATGCGGTATTAACATCCTTTGGATAGAAGCCCTTATTCTTGGCAGACTCGTAAGCTTGCTTTGATAAAATTTCCAGTTCCTCCTTTAAAATGATTTTTAATTCTTTTTCCATATTGATTTGATTATTGTTTTCTAATTGTGTTTCAACATAGCTAGGCTATGATCTGATAGTGAATGCCATATCATTGAGGGTCTTGCACCAGTTTATCCTGCCTTCTCTGACTAACTCGTTGATGGCTTGATAGGGCTTGGGGAATCCACGATTGATAATCTCTGAGGTTCTGACGTGAGGAGGCACGATGTGAGCGGCTTCTCTCTTGGCTTGAATCTCAGCTATGATGGCTAGGATTTGTTCTTTCTCTGTCTTCATAAGGTGAAGGTAAGAATGAGACGTGGGTTACTTCGGACTGGAACATTAATTGTTCACATATTCCGTTCATATCTTGTTGATACCACAAGCCATCGTGCATCGTTCCGATGATAGGTTTGCCTTTATACCAGAGTACCATGGTCTTGTGGTAAAAGAGGGCTTTATGCGCCTTACTGATGCGCTTCCCAACCTTAATATATCCGAAAATATCCATAAGCTATAAGAGTGATAGTATTTGCTGATTTGTATCATAGAGTTGATGATGTTATGGATTCCATTGGATGCCCAAGTGTTCTAAGGTTCCGTTGTCACGATAAATCTCCAACTGCTTGCGGCATAGGCTTTGTGGGTTCTTGTGAAGAACCTGAATCATACCATAGATACGCTGGCGAAGAGCGTGGTTCTTGGCATCTTCCGTGTTCTGTTCCTGCTCTACCTTTGTCTTGGCGATAAGCTGGCTGATTTCAGATGCAGACTCATTGGTTGAAACTGGTGGTGGAGTGCCACCGATGATCTCGTCTTCCCAAGCTCTCTGGTTGAGGAAGGTCTGGAAGTTCTTGCGATACTGCTTATCAGGTTGGGAGATAACATAGAGTGGGATATACTCGATAGCTGCCTTGCGGTCTTTCTGACTCATGGAGTTCCACTTCTTTTCCAGCTTCTCCTTGCAGCCCACCTTCTTCTGATATAAATCCCAAGCTCTCGCAAAGGTATATTCATCTTTGACTTGCTTGGGAGGTGGGGTTACCTTGTAGCCGTTCTCCTCTAGGAGCAGGATGGCTTGTTTGATTTCATCTGTCATAGTTCACCATTGAGATAATTGTCGATTGCTTTCATAAATTCATCTATAGAGCGGACGATGATGTACTTGCCACCATGCCGTTCCACTTCAAACTGGAATACCTTCTGTTCGGGTTCCTGCCTACCTTTCGGAGTTTTGTTTTCGATACAGAGGAAACCATACTGGGAGGTGCTTTTCAGGAGGATCATATCTGATACCCCTGCCTTCATACCTTCTTCTTTCAGCCAAGCGGCTTGTCGGGAGGTTCGCTTGCCACCATTGGGAACGGCAAAGAAGACCCCTTCGAGGTCAGGATGTACCCCACGGATATACCTGACCTCTGCGGCTTGCAAGTTGTGCTCATCGTAGGATGAACGCTTGCGTATCTTCTTGCCTTCCTGCAATAGCTTTGCCTTGATTTCAGCGTAGCTTGCCATTACCAGTCGGTTGAGAAAAGGTCGTTGAGAGAATATTCACCCATCAGGCGGATGGCTTCGAATGTAAGGTCTCTACTCTTGAAATAAACATTTGCTTTGTTCACATTTCTCGTGTACATTGCGAGAAAATCATCGCCAGTTTTGGTGATACTCCAGTTTTCATGGTTTCCATCGAAATCTGGTTTCCAATCACCATTAAGATACTTGGCGATGTTCTGCAGCTTATTGAAAGCGACCATGCGTTTCGCCTGAGCCACGCTGGTGCAGTTTACGGCATCTTCGAAGTTGTAAGATGACTGTTTTCCAGATTCGATGCTCTTGTCATAAACCCAGTATGCAGTCTTGCCCAAGTAGAGTTCTTTGAGAACATCATCATAAGTGATAGGCTTCTCCTGAGTCTCCTCATTTTGAGGATGATCATTCTGAGCATGCTTCTTACGCACCATCAGCTTGCCTTCCTCATCGAAGAAGAACTCTAGGTTCTCAGGGGTAGGGTACTCTACAGCCGTACCATCATTCGGGATATACAACTTAGATAAGGAAGCATTACCTTCGTTGATGTTCTGAATATCCTTGTCGGTGATACCCTCTGCATGGATGGAAGGAGTATTTTCATTCTTCTCCATCATCTTATTGGCAATCATTTCTGCACCCTTGCTGAGGATTGCTCCGAAAAGCATCTGGGCGAATGGTGATAACTCTGGCTGGTTGTTGCGCTGACGGTTACGTCTGTTGTTGCGCTTGTCGTTTCTACGTGTCATATTATGTATAATTTTTTAGAATGTTATTAAACTCGTCTTCTGATACACCATCGGCAACCATGATGGTAAGGATGGTGTCCAAGACCTTGGAATAAACTTCGTTGAAGGCTGGCTCATCCATCTTGGCGAATGAGATAGACTTGGCTCGCTCCAAGAACTTCTGTCCGTTCAGGTCGTAGAGTGGTTCGCTGAATCCCGATGTTATCAGGAGCTGTTCACGGAATGTCTCTACAGAACGGAGATTGATGCGCTGCTGCTCTGTGAGACAATCCCAAGCAGCTCGGATCAGGGAGAAGAACTTGCGGTGGAACTTCACGTTGCGTGGACGGACGATGTTCGCCTTGACAACAGAGCCAACCTTAATCTTTCTCAACTGCTCATAGTCCTCGTCTGCATAAGCTTGAAGACCAAGAGAAGTACGCACAAGATGGATTTCCATAACCTTTGTTTTTGAATATCAACTAATTGTTGGCTGGGAAGGGAATACCCTGCTGCTGACCACCTGCATATCGACCGTCCTGCTGAATAGGTTGACCGCTTGCGTTAACCTGAGGGGGAAAGTTCTGCATCTGCTGCTGGATAGGAGCTGGCTGCGGAGGATTCTGCTGGAATCCCTGCTGAGCACCCTGCTGGTAGTTCTGCCCTACCTGACTAGCGTACACCTGACCCTGCTGCTGCATCTGCTGAGGCTGAGCGGTTGGTCGCTGCACCTTCCAGCAATCCAACTGATTGAACCATCGTCCGTCCTTAGACTGATGTGCCTTCAATCCGATGTGAGCGGTGATGATCTCACCAACTTGGATATTGAACTGCTGCAGCTTATCGGAGCCATAGACCTGAATCACGGCTCTTGCTGGGTACTGCTGGTTCAACTCCTCGATAACATATTCACACGAACTCCATTGAGTTCCGTTTTGGCTGGTTCCAGTTTGAACCTGCCCTGCTGCAATAATCTTGCCTGTAAATGTTACGTTCATATCTATACTTAATTAAGTTTGATTCTGATGGATGGCTTCGTGGTAGTATCTTTCAGATAGTACTCATAGTGTTCCGGCTCGGTGTCCTTGAAGAGTTTCGTGTCGAAGGTCTTCTTTGTGGATGCTGCCACATAGGAGTAGGAGCCATATTGAGTCTTGATTGATTTCTGCTTGTTGGCTTCCATCATCTTCATCAGCTTCTCCTTCAAGGCATCCTGCTCTATCTTCAAGGCATCAATTCTAGCGGTGACCAGTCTATACTGCTGCTCGGTGCAGGAAAAAGCTTCCGGCACTTCCACCTCATACTTGTAGTCAGGATCATCCTCCAAGTATGCCTTGATAAGAGCATCAATCTTCTCTTCCGATACTCTAGGCAGCGGCTGGAATCGGCTCTGTCCGTTCTTGAACCACATACATACCAGTTCCTTCACCTTCAAGTCGGGATTCTGCTCCTCGAACCATCGTGCATAGATGGATAACTGGAGAGAAACGTTGTCGTAGTGCAGGGTGGAGGTGGTCTTGTAATCTACCAGATAGATGTTGCCATCGCTATCTGCGAAGACTCCATCAATGGCAGAAGCAAAATCCTCACCATCGGTAACGAGATACTCGGAATCAACGTGATGGAGACCGTAGGAGACCAGCATACTATTGAATGCCCGAATCTCTTCTGTCGGGTTCGGGTACATCTTGATGTCGGAATCGAAGACGGTACAGAACAGCTCGAAGGAGTTGTGGATCATACCTCCTCGTTCTGCAGCCTTCATCAGTACAGCCTCAGGAATATCCTTGTAGGTGTCGGGGAATGCCTTTCTTATAAGCGTTCCAGTGATGCCTTTCAGTTGCTTTTTGCCAAGGAAATATTGGTGAGTCTCCTCTATGAAGGTGACCTTTGGTTTATTCAGCTTGATGTTCTGTGTCATAGTCCTAACTCCTTTCTCTTAGCGGATAAGGCTTGCATAAACTGAGGGTTGCTGTTGAGCGGCATGTAAGTGCCCATCACCCATTTGATATTATTTCTGTTCACGCATCGCTTCACCATTTCCAAGGCTTCGGCTAGGTTGTCGGGATGATACTGAGGTTGCGCTGGCTGAGCGGTTGCCTGAGATTGCTGCTGAGTCTGTGCAGTCTGCTGCGCTGCCTGCTGATGAACGTTATCCTGCTGACCAGTATTGGTTGTGTCAGAATCAGCGTTATCATCAATGGCAAACAGACCATTGAGCGCATACTTTCGGGCATAGGATGAGGATGCACCAGTAATCTGACTTCCGTCCATGCCTTTCTTGTTTTCCTCTTCTCTTGCCCAGCCAGTGGTTGTTTCACACTCGCCCTTCTCGTTCTTGATGGTAGCAGTTGCCTTCACATAGATGCGGTTGCCTATCATAACAATATCATCTGATATGATGAGCGTACATTTCTGCTTGGCGAGTAAAGGCTTGACAGCTTCTAGGATGTCCTCAGCCTTGCGGTACTTGTAGCCACCGAAGCGGTTTACCTGAGTCTTTGGGACTTTCAGTTCCGATTGAATCGTAATAAGCTCTTTCATGTCCTTATTATATTAATAGTTATTGATACTTCCATTCATAGCCCTTACATCTGTAAGTGCCATCTGATTTCTTATTCGGGTTGTCACATATCTGCTCAAACAAGCAGTCGTGGCAGCTTTTCGGTTTGAATAACATATCTTGTTGCTTTAAAATGTTCTACAATAAAAATCCCCTCGATTCTCACGAACAGAGGGGATAGGTTGAAATATACAACTTTAACGAGTTATTAAATGCAGTCGCTACTGCTATAGTCGTAAATGATACATAATTTGTATTATATGGTTTGAAAAAACGTGTCTGTCAAAAAGGAGGGGTGGAAGTAATAAAGCATCCCTCCGAGGAGCGATATCAGAACATAATTGGCAGGATGGTGATAATCGCTCCAAGTTCCCTTCTGCATTTGTGGAGGCTTAGGACTCCCAGCACTCGTAATCGCATACATTGTACTAGTATGGAAATATTAATATTTTATCTATGACAAAGTCGTGCTGGCTGCATTAGAACCATTGTAGTTGTGCGCTTCTACCTATTGATGCTACCTTATTATATATAAGGGTCACGGCATCAGGTCTGCATCTTCACAAGTGAACTCCAAGCGTTCCAAATTCCACCCAGTAGGTGTATGTATTAACTTGCCACTTCCACGTCTAATCATCATCTGTGGTTAATGATGCTCCTTTTGGGTACGTGTACCTCTCTAGGAAGGTTTATCCTATCCGATATGACTCCTCGGAATCGGGCGATATTGGGCATAGGGTAGGAATCGAACCTACGACCTTGAAGGTAATGGAGCCTTCTGCTCTACCATCTGAGCTACCTATGCCGATTCAAACAAATACTAACTAAAAACAATCTTGAACCTACACAACAGTTGTGGAGCTGGGAATAGCAAATTCCAAAAAATCCTTGCGAAAAAGACTTTTGTCCTTATTTTGAGATAAATAAAACGAAAATTTTAAACTAATTAATATCAAACAATTTTTTATGCCGGATTCAGCTCCATATATATCTACTCGTTCACTTCCTTGAAGTAAGAGTGGATTTCCTTAACTACAATAGCGAATGTGGCGATACTTGCCACCAACATAACATTTGCGAACATATCTTTCTGTTTTAATGGGTTATACAATAGGCTTCCACCTCAGAATCTATCTCCGACTGGGGCTTCACTCTGTTCTGCAGCATCCAATCCTCTAGGTCACTCTTCTTGAAATAAAGGGCTCGCTGGTTGGGCTTATAGATAGGGATGGTATGCTCTGCCACCATCTTTCTGAGTGTTCTGATGGTTACTCCCAGTACTATGGATGCTTCATCAATGTTGAGCACATTCTTGGTTCCGATGAGAATATACTTCTCTATTCGGGCAAGTGTCTCTCCAAGACTACTCTTATTCGTCTCTTCAATATCACTTTTTATCGTTTCTTCTTTCATTTCACTCGAAGTTAATGGTTTGTTGACTGGCACCAGTCTTCTTGGAAGGCTCTCTTCCACCAGTGCCCTTATCTCTGGGAGTGTTCTCCTGCTCTATCAAGGGGAGAATGCCCTTTCCTTTGAGTGCTTCATAAAGGAAAATTCTTCCCTTCGTTGTCCACTCCGTGTTGTACTTCACATCGTGCCTACCATCCTTGCGGATGATGTCCACCGCTCTGCTATGAACATAGCCACCTTTCAGGAACTGAGCGTACAATATCCACTGACCTCTCTCCTTGTGCTGGATTCTCATAGATTCCAACTCCTTGTTCATAGCGATAGCACTCATACCGTAGTCTTGCGCTATCTGGGTGATGGTCATTGTAGCGTTGCTCTGCAGGATTCTGTCGTAGTAGCTCACCTTTGGCAGCATTTCAGTAATTTTGTTGCCCAGCTCCACGTTCGCCTTGCTGATAGTGATGATCGTTTCATCCTTCTGCTTGTTCTCCAGAGCAAGCTGCTGTTTCTCTTCCTCTGCCTTGACCAGAGACTTCAAAGCTTCGAGATAGTTCTGAGGAACGGATGGATTGGATTGCTCAATCTGTTTCTTCATAGCGTTGAAGGCTTCGATGTATTTCAGCTTGAACTCCATCGCCTTCTTGCCGTTGAATCCCATCGCAAGCAGGGTGAAACCATCTTGGTTCATGATGAACATCGGCTGCTCTTTGTTCTGCTCATTCAGATAGGTCGATTCTGAGAACATTTGGCGGACGGTCGAATTTTCGGCAGTCGTAAGCAACTTCTTTATTGCTTCACGAACATGTTTATGTTCTTTACCAAAGACCTCAGCAACCAGTTTGCTATTTGTTAGAGGTTGGTTGCTTTCACCTCTGTAAACTATTCCATTCATAGGATTCCTCCATTTTTAAAATCGGGCGGTAGTGTATGAAACAGAAAGTGACAAATTTTCATTTTATACATTATTAAATCTACCGTTGCCCGATTGTAGTTTTTATTTTGTACCTTTGCAGGTGACAAATTTTTATTTTAATTTTTAAATTCAATTTCGTATGAAACAGAAAGTAATTACATTCACTCATCCAACTGGCGATGCCGAGAACTTGGATATTGAGATTCAAAAGAGAATTGATGCAAACCCTAAATATAAGGTTGCTCAGATTTCTACTTGTTATAGTCCAGAGTATGATATGAAGGATGGTTCCTTAAAGCACCCTTTATTATCAATCAGTTTACTTATGGAGGAAATCCCAAACACTTGATGCTTTGGATAGGTTTCCTTTGTATAGTAGCTTATCCCTTTCTTTTACTTCTACATGGTAACCAGTACAGCTACATATAACACAGTAGAATCTTAAATCCCATTCTAAGATTGGTGAGTTATAAACCCACAGGAAACATTCCTCAAAGTTGGTATATTCACCAATCTTTTTATACATCTTTATCCTCAGCCATGTTCTAAATAATCTCTTAATCATATTCACCTCCTTCTTTAAATTAGTTCAACACTGGCTTCTCGCTTTCGACACCTCCGAAGTTGTCTAGAGCATCCTGCCGGATTGCATCAGCTCGCCTATTCATTGTCTTATATGCTAACGCATTATACAAAGTTGTTTGCGAGCACTGATACTTCTTTTTAAGTTCTTCCCGATTTTTTATAGAAACCGAGATGATTTTTTGCATTTTTACTTGCATATTTCATTTCTTTTGTTTATTTTTGCCACCGAAAACGAATAAGGAACGCTTTTAAAACATTTCTGTATCGTTTTCGAGTGCAAAGATATACATTTCTGTTTAACTAACCAAACATTTATGTATATTTCTTTAGTCGTTTATGATTATTTAAATATGGTTTAAAAATGTGAATTATATGGAAGGTGTTATTAATCAAAGAATTAAGTCTGTTTTAGAAGATAGACAAATAAGTATATCTGCATTTTCAAAAATGATAGGAATGCAGCAAGTAACTTGTAATCGTCAGATTCGAGGTGATCAGGCGGTGTCTCTTGGTCTCATAGAAGGATTCCTAGAGAAGTTTGACGATATATCAGCCGAATGGCTCCTTCGTGGTGTAGGTTCTATGTATCGCATGGAAGAGTCTGCCGGAGGAGTAGAGGAATCAATCAGCACAAATATGGTAGCCGAGCCATCTCCAACCTATCGTGCCCAGCCTGAGCAGGATGAATCCATCTGGAAGGCAAAGTATGAAGCTATCAAGGAATGCTATGATATGCTGGTGTCTAGCCTTGGCAGTATGAGAAAAGCAAATGTAGGATAACATGAATGTTTAATTATAAAAATGTAGTAGATATGAAACTGATTATAACAAATTTATACACGTTGTTTGTTCTAATGTTATGTGATGCTATAGTCCTCTTATCAGTGAAGTGGGCTATTTCCATTGATGTTATTTATATCGTATTGTTAATGATAGGAACATTGCCATTTATGGTGGTATCGAACTTGTTTGATAAGTCGATAACGTTCTTCCCATATTATTTCATTAGATTAAGACAGGTTGATGTTTATAGTTCCTTTTTCCTATATATGCTTGGCTTTGCTTTTGGAACGTTCTATTTATGGCATACGTTTTGGCAGCATGATGGTCATTGGATATTAGGTTGTATTTTTGGTACAATACTGAACTGGATATTGGTGGCAATGAAAGGAAATGATTTAGTGTTGGTTCATAAAAGAATGGGGGTAATGTAATGGAAGTGTTTGTTGGAATCATTGTGTTTCTGTCTTTGTCGGCTGTTATAGTATGGTCTATCCTTCATAGTTCTAAGGAGGATAGCGCAAAGCGTGACAAGGAATTTATTGATAGAATAAGAAAGAGTGCTCTTGAACGCAAGCCTTCTATCTGTATTGAGGTAGATGGATGCAAGATAATGCTTAAAGAGGATTTCATAAAGCGAGAGTGGTACAAGACCAAAGAAGGTGGAATACCTATCCGTGGTCAATATGAACCAGCAGCGCATTTTCTGAAACGTGTTGACGAATATCGCAAAATGAAGGCAGAGCAGAAAAGACGTTATGATGAGGAGTTGGTACGAAAGAAACAGAGCATCTTGGGTAGATACGAAAAGACTCCTTTATCGAAGTCTGAGTATGAAGCTGATGAAATATTAAAGAATTACAATGGTGAAAATTAACTTTCCCAACTAGGAAAAAATATTTTCCCAACTAGAAAAGTAAAATGGCAAAGATAACTAACGAGCAGAAGCTGTATGTGCTGCTGGACAACATAAGAGACAAGTCGGAGTATGAGCAGGAGATATGGAGCTTCATTTATGATCACATATCTCCTGATGATGAATGGAAAGAAGGTGTTGCCGAACTATTGGTGAAGAGTGAATACCTCAATCGAGGGTATGCCTATGGTAATCAAGAGTCTAGGGTGGTATATAGTGTTACCAAGCAGGGCAGGAAACAGATACCAATACTTTGGAATGGCAGCGAGTTAAAGAAAGAGCATGAGGAGGAAGTTGACAAATTAAAAGAAGAGTCAATGTTTAGAAATAAGCACGGAAATATAGCCGAGATTATTAAGCTAATCTTGGCAGCTTGTGTAGGTGCTTTGGTTGAAAAGATTATCGACTTGTTATTTTGAAAACAATTCGGCTATTATCATTCCAAGCAGAAAGCATACAACAAGTTCAAAAGGGTCTGTATCTTTGAATATGTTGAATATCTTCATAGATGCAAAGTTACGGTTTTCTCCTGAGAATCAGAAGGAAATTACATAGTTTAACTATAATCTCCGCAAAGTTTGCATACAAACGTTGCAAACCTTGCGGAGACTAAGAGTTGGTACGGAGAAGGTACGGAGCGGGTCTAGTCCTTATCGAAGAACTTGTCAATGAGTCCTACGGCTTCATCCTTTTTCTTGTCTATGATTTTTGCATATATCTCTGTTGTGGATATGCGAGAGTGTCCAAGCAGCTTGCTGGTGGTGTATATGTCTGCCCCCAGCGTAAGCATCATCGTGGCGAAGGTATGTCGGGCAGTATGGAAGGAGACGTTCTTGGTGATTCCACACGATTCAGCCCACTTCTTGATTTGAGAATTCAGGTTTGGGGCACATACTAGCTTGTCGAATACCGGTTCTCCAGTTCGTTCCGGCAACCAACTGACCGCTTCCTTTGATAGTGAATAGGTGATGATTCGCTGAGTCTTCTGCATTCTCTTGATCATTCTGTATCTGGAGTTTCCATCCTCATCGGTGTACTCTTCAATATCCTCCCATTTAAGCTGGCGGATGTCCGAGATACGGAGACCAGTAAAGCAGGAGAACATGAAGGCTTGCTTGGTTGATTTGTCCTTCGGCTCAGATGCAGCCATCTTCTTCAACTCAGATATATCAAGATATACCCTTTCGCTTTCGGGAGCCTTGATCTTGGTTCCAGTATCAATGAGGTCGATTGGATTTCTTGGGATAATCTCGTCACGTACAGCTTTCTTTAGCATAGTGTTGAACATAGCAAAGTACACCTTCTGAGTCATACCGCTTAAAGGCTGCTCGGTGAATTTTCCTTTGGCGGTTTTGAGGTAGGAGATAAACCCTTCGCAAAACTTCTTGTCTATTGCTGCCATAGTTACATTCTTTCCGGCATACTCACAGATATGTCTCTCCACATTGCTGATGGTCTTGATGTACTCGTCACCTCTAGTGGTCTTGGCTTTGTAGTCGCGAAAAGTCTTGATGTATTGCGAGAAGAGCATCTTGCTTGGCTCCTTCTTCACGATGATGCCGCTTCGATTCTGGGTCAGTTCCACAATCTTCTTGGCTTGCATAGCTTCAATGATTCTTCTGGTCTCCTTGTTGGCGGCTATGGCTGCAGTCTTACCCCTGCCATTTTCAGGCAAGAGATAAAGCTTCGGGTACTCGTATTGTCTCTTGCCGTTGATGGTGTAGGCAAGATATAGGCTTGTCTTACCGCTGGGCATCTTTCTTTCCCTGATTTGCACGATTTCCTTTTTCATAAGCTCAATGTTTATTGTTGACGGTGCAAAGATAAGAAGAAAAAACGAAAGTACCAAATTATTTAGCACCAAATTAGCACCAAATATTATGTAAACAGATGTATATTGTGTGTATAGTATGTGTGTATGGTATGTTGTTTTGAGTAAATATAACGAATTGATAATCAAGCATTAAACTATACATTTACTACACATATAGTTACACATAAAAGAGCAACATAATGTTTTTGTATTAAATGCTAAAGCCCATCCGGGAGGATGGGCTTTGCTCTTGAGTTAAAGTTTATTCTTTTAACAAGTCGTCAAGGAATTCATCGAGGTCGTGATCCAGGTTTTCCATCAGGTCACCACCCAGAATAATGGTATCATCGTCGGCAAGATAGAGTTCGCCGAGGTTTTCCTTGTCGTCATCTTCCAGCACGAAGCTATATGGCTTAAGGATTCCGAGATTATCAACGATCTCAGAATTCTTGCGCAAGGTGTCTCGCAAAATCTTTGCCACCTCATCATAGAAGTTCTCATCCTTGTTGTCTATCCATTGCTCAACTACGCAGCGAGTAATCTCTGTGTCGTCATCGTCAAAGGCAAGGAGTTCACCACTGTCTTGGGAAACTCTTACATGGATGTCGGTCAGCACGGCGTTTTCTTCATTTGAAGGTTGTGCTGGAAACTTTTGAGCTATCTTTTTAATAAAGCGCTCAACTTGCTGAATTGTCAT